TTCAGCAGAGTAGATAGCGTCTTTATCTATAAGTGCTCTACTAACTTTATTCTCTTGAAACACTGTTAGGTTTGTATCTTCAGCATATAACTTCTGTATACTACCATAGCCAGGGTCCACGCTTTTAGTTATAGCATCACCAACTGAAAACACGTTAGAATTGTTAACACCTGTTTTTGAATTGAATATACCAGAATATATAAGACCATTTTTTAATTGTTGAGAACTAGTATCATCTTCAACTATAGAAGCTCTAACACCGTAGTCTACGTTTGTATTATTATAACCACCGCGAATACGAGCTTCTTCCAAATACCACATTACACCATCAGCATTAAGCGTACCTGAATTATTAGGAGAACCACCCAGCCAATTTGGAAATGTATTCACATTAGCAGCGGTTTGTAGTCTTTTCAAAACGAAAGAATTAAAGTAAGGTACTTCTATCGCCATAATTTATTATTACACTATTATATAAATTATTACTATTATTAAGGACATGTGTAAGTAAAACCGCCAACATCTACAACATCTAGTTCTATTCTATCAAAACCGGTTCCGGAATCAGGATCATTTGGAGAACAAGTTCTATCAGAATCTATTTGATTTATAATAACTCTCCATTCGTAATAAGGATCTTGAGCAGTACCAGCTTGAGGATCTATAGCTGTTGTAGCTGAAGGTATATAAACAGATGTACTAGAGCTATCGCTTATTACTGATATACTTCCGCTTCCATTACCACCAGCGTAAGTTTGCCAAGTACTTGATGGCGCACCAACTTCTTTATATTGAATCCAATAGTCAGTGCTTAAGCCAGTGAACGTGCCAAAAGGATTTTCGCAGTCTGCAAACAATTGCAGTTTAAACCTCATTTGTCCTTTTTGATGCCCTTGTTCGGTTCCATCAACATTGTTTCTATGTATACCTGTAACAAGCGAATAAGTGCCACTTGGCAAATTATTAGTATACTCAGCAGGATCACCTTCACCTGATGTATTAGCACCAAAATATTGTACAAAAGTTCTATTTGGACTAGATGACGTTGTAACAAGACCTCCCCATGGATTTGGACAAGGTTTAATATTTAAACTATCATCACCTATTTGTATTTCTATATCAGGGGTTGTAGCTGATAAAGATCCAACACCTAAATTAGCGTCTTCAACTTTCACTTGGATAGTATATTCTTCACCTTCTAAACCTTCAACATTTTTAGTTAAAACACCAGTTGTTGAGTTTACAGAGAAAACATTAGTATTAGAACCATCATAGCTCCAAATCTCTTTAACTTTAGTAAACACAAGTTGTTGTTTTTGTTCTGAAGTTATAGCGGATCCATTAGATGTGCCGGCAGCTGATAAAAAGTCGTATATATCTGTGTCAGCATCTTCAATGTTTAAAGCACCTGGATCTTGAATAGTTGGCGTTATATTTTGTAAAAATCCTGTAGAAGTTATAACGCTTTCATAAACATCACCACCACCTTTATCTAAAGTAACATTATAAGTAAATGTAAAATCGAATTTTTCACTACTATCTTGAATATATGTAAAGTTCTTTGATGTAAATAAATTAAATGTATTATCTAAATTATCTACTAAATAAAAACCGTGGAATGGGACATTATCACCATTAGCATCTTTAACACTAACAAGCTCAGCGGTTACAGTTCCAATACCAACTGTTATAGGTCCTTCTGAATTAACAAAGTACCAAGGCGTTGTGGTACAGTTGAACGGAGATAAAACTGAAGCAGCATCATCTTCACTTAAACTAAATGAATATGTGGTGTTATCAACACCAATAGCTCCATCAAATTGATTTAAAGCGTCTAAATTTAAATCACTTAGCAAACCAGTTGCTGATGTTTCCCAAAATATATCTAACAAAGATATTGTAGGGTTTGTTTCATATACAGATAAATTTTGTGTTATCGACGTTGTACTATTAGGAAGTCTACCTAAAGTTTCTGTTGATCCAGATGGTGCAAGAGATGATATTGTTAGTATTGAAGGATTAGTATTTTGATTATACATACCAAAATAAAAACCTGTAGCAGCACTAGGACTTTGCGGGTAATCAACATCGTAACCAGAGTCTATAGCTGTAGCTATTTTACTAACTTGATCTGATGCGATACTTGGATACCATTGTATGTTATTCGTAGCTCCAGTAGCTCTCTCTGGTGCAACTCTACCAAATAATTTAACGTCACTGCTATATTGCTTTTGATCAGGACCAACTTCAGATAAGTTTCTAGGTACTTTATTTATATTATCATTAATTAAAACACTTTGTGCTAATTCATCTTGATCATCACTAGTTGATGGTGTGCCGGTATTTAAAAGATAACCACCATTTATAACTAAAGGTAAATAAACATTATAATATTCTTGTTCGTTTTGTTTTACGACTATTTTATAAGAATACCAACCAAGAGTGTTTATCTCGTAAGCTTCTCTAATAACTGAACTAGATACTGTTTCAGTGTAAATATCAGAAATTTCTTCTTCCGTGGTTATAATTGTATTTGGAGAACTCCAAGTAACATCAGTTACTTTAGTATAGTCAATGTATTTACCTCTTAAGTAATCACCTTCTAATACTTTAGAGCTAATGTTTTGGTTTATAGTATACGTGGTCGAAGTTTTACTTGTTACATAAGGAGTAGAACTGCCAGTATTGTATAAATCCCAAGATTTGTTACCATTATTTGAACTAGCATATAAACCAGGATAGTCGCTCTGTGCGTTGGTTTCTATAGGAGAGTCTAGCGTAAATCTTAACGCATCACCTTCCCACCACTCAACTGGGTTTCCTTCGTAAGTTACCCCATCTACATCTGTAAAAAATATACTATTTTTATAACTATTAAAAACAGTAGAACCAGCACCATCAGTTTGAGCATCTTTACGAGATAATAAAACAGAAGTACTTCTACCATACCTATCGGAAAGTATAAGTCCTACCTGGTAAGTTCTATTTTGTTTTAAGCTATGACTTGGATACTGTGCTGTTGTAGTAAATCTAGCAAAGTCTTTCGGTAAAGCAGAAACATAATAATCTGGTAAAGCTGTTGGAGGATTGTTTTTATCTTTATAATTACCATAAACAACTCTATTACTTATAACCTCTTGAGTTTTAGCTGTTATAGGCACTCTATCGTATACTCTAACTATTTCTTTTTCTGGAAGAGTTTTATATGGTTTTTTCGATGTATAATTAAATGTATACAAATTATCTTCTCCAACTATACTGCTTGACGTAATATTTGAAGATACTATAGTACTCATTACTTTTAAAGCTAATGAATCAGACTCTTTGTATAGAATATCTATTTCTTTAATTTTAAACCTATTACTACCCCAGTTGTCATCGCCTTCTGTATTAGAAGGTAATGGTATCCTAAGACCAACTTCTTGTATAAAGTTTTCAAAAAAGCTAACTACAGATGACTTGTAGGTTTGCGTCTCATCATCTACTTGGAAATAACCAAATTGCTTTGGTATAAAAATAGGTTGAGTAAACGGCGCTATTAATGAATATTGATTATCATCAAATTTAAATCTATAACTAAATCTTATAAATTTATCTTCAAGAAAATCAGAATCACCTTGCCATGTACTATCGTAATTAGGATTTTGAATAGAGCCTGTTGATTTGTTGTAACTATCTAAAAACTCTTCAGTTCTATTGATCATTGTAGATCTTCTAAATACTACTTCATCGCCGTTTGCCATGATAGTATTAGCGTTAAAAGCTCTATCTAAAGTTACCGTTGGATTAGCAAACGATTTTACTCTACCAACCTGCTTAGTTCCAGAAACAACATAATCACCTACTTTAATATCGTGAGGTGGCGCTACAGTGAAAGTAATATCACCAACAGCTATAGAAGCACTAGTCACTGTTGTTTCATGCTCTTCTAATAAACTTATAGGTTTAAATGGAGCAAACTTAGCTACAGAAACATGGTCTTCATTAGTGTAGTAAGTATATGGTTTAGATACGTTTAAAACTCTAGGTTGGTTTCTGTTGTCAGTGAAGAATAATAAATCCTCAAGTAGGTTTACACCACTAATAAAATTTTGTTTTGAGAAGTTTAAAAAAGCGCCTTCAGCTTTCTTGGTTATCGGTGAAGAGTCTGAAAAGTTATATGTATGAATAAAACAATTTGCGTATGGATCTACTTGAGTACCCACAGGCACATCTTGATCTGTTGAGAATATATATAAATTGTTTGTAGCTTCATCTGAATAATAACCTATAATATCTACAACAGGTCTAAATTCTACCGTATCACCAGGATTACCCACAGCTGTTCTATCTATTATTACATCAAAATCACCAGGAAGATATTCAACTACAATACCTATAAGAACATCATTGATATAAACCTCATCACCAGCTTTTATACCAACTGGAGCTGTTGTAATATATATATCAGTTGTATCACAGTAATCAACAGTAGCTGTTATAAGCAAACTTTCTTCTTCAAAAATATCAAATAAAAGTTCGTTACCTTTTATATTTTCTACAGCTCCTACGTCAGCACCTTCAGATTTGCTGATTGAAACGTTCATTGCATCTCTATATTCTCCAGACGGCAATAATCTTGCGTCCAGGTCCTTATTCATCTTAGACTTGATGAAAGCGTTTTTTACTTCAGCCATTTAATTTTAGTGTTTAATCCATTTAGATTTACCACGCATAGTTTGGATAAGCTCATTAAGTTTAATATTTGAAAGTCTAAGTTTAGCGTTTCTAATCTTAGCGCTTTTCTCTTTCTTAAGTCTTTGAACTATATACTCAGGTTGATTTATTCTTGTAGATATAATAGCATGCAATATCGATGCATACATTGCTTCTTCAGCGAGTTTAGGCACTTTGGTATCTAGGTCAGTTGATAAACCATCAGAGATGTATTCAAAAGTAATTAGTTTGCCAACTAGATTAGCAGAGAAAGATATTTTACCTTCTCTATCATTTATAGTAAAATAACCATTTGCATTAGCGTATCTTGGGTCCATACCATATTGTTGTCCATAAAATGGATCACCCCAGCCATAACCGTACTCCCATGTTTCAATAATGTTATCGATGTTTCTTTCTTCACCAAGTACATTATCTCGCCATCTTAGCTCGGCTATAGAAGTACCACTAGTATTATTATCGAAGTTATCCTGCATAGGTATACCTTCAGAATCTTGAAGCGGTTGGGTGTATGGGTTGCTAGTTAGGTTTGTTGGTAGTATAATATGCTTAACGCCCTGGTTATCAAACCAATAGAAGTTAACATAGTTAACATAATCTTGGGGCATAACAACGCTTAAGTTGTGTGGTATGTTTAGCTCTTGAGATTTTATAGCTTTAAGTGTATCATAGCTAAGTTCTTGCATAGCACGCTTAGCATGGAATATAACATCAGTTCTTTTTACAGATGGTATTAATTTATCTTGACCTACATAAGCTATCAAGAAATTGTTAATAATATCATCTAACTTAGTATAAGCATAAGATCCATAGTTTTGCTCAACTACAGAACCATAGGCTTTATCTTGAGTAGTGTTACCATATTGACCACCATCTAATCTTCTTAACTGAACAACTATAAAAAGTCCGTCAGTTGGAGCAGTGTCAAATGTTATAATATTATTTGCAACTGAATAATCAGCTACAACTTCAGTCCAAGTACCAGGTATACCATTTGGACTAGTATATAACTTAAAGTTATTTCTTTGATAGTTTACATCAGTTTGCTCTGCAGCTCCAAAAACTAAATCAGTATCAAATGTAGCTGTAAAACTAACAGTTGTTCCATCGCCTCTAAAGCCCTGAGCGCCTTCGTAATATTGTCTATTGTTTTCTGTTAGTAAAGCCATTTATTAACTTTTTTGATTCATTTCGTTTTGTGCTATTTCACTAGCAGCAGCTTGTACTATTTGTGGGTCTCTTATAACTATACCAGAGTATTGTAGTATTCTTAATATAACTTCAACTTGCTCTGATGGTAATAATTCAAAACTTGTAGATGTTGTTGAGTTGTAGGTATATTGACCTAAACTACCAACAGTGTATCCCCAAACAACGTCTTTAGGTTTACGTACAAATGAAGCAACTATATCACTTTGTATAGACGTAGGTCTTACAGTTATTTTACCTCCTTCGTATAAGTAAGTTGGGAAAGATGTCGTTGATTTTGTTAGTTGTGATTTTTGTATATTGTAAAAATCAAACCTTTGAAGTCGCTGTAATTCTATAGGATCAGTATTTGTAGGTTCATAAGTTACAGCACCTAATTTATAAAAAGAAACTTGATCGCTACTTGCTGGAGCATCATTATATATTATAGTAAGCCCAGAAATATCATCAAGTGTTGGTAATGAAAAACTTCCAGCTGAATAAGTACAAGAACCAATACCTTTGAATGTAGCTAGTTTTTCATCTATAGAACTTTGTCTATCAGCGTAATCAATGTCAACCTGTGGAACACGTAGTTGTTGATTTAAATCATCAAAGTATTGTTCAAATATATCTAATTGAACCTGTGTTGCTGTTTTATTGAACTCGTTAGGTGTCATATAACCTCTCTGTTCTTTGTTCAATATAAGCAAAACGGTTTGATACACATTGTTTACGTTTATTGCCATTTATATTTTTATTTAAATATAAGGGCCCGAGTGAACGAGCCCTATATACTATTGTTACATGTTATTTAAGTTTTTTCTCTATAGACTTAAAGACTTCTACACCTTCATCAGTCTTAAAGAAAGCAGCCATCGCTGAGTATGGATTTTCATCAAATGGTACATTCATAAGTTTCTTACCATTAGATGACCACATGAACGATCTTTGATCATCAGCTAGCGAAATAATCTTAGCTTCAGTTGCTTTGATAGCAAAGTTTCTAAGCTGTACATTGTCATCGTTTGCAAGTTCTATAAACAATGCTGGATTTTTCCTGGCAAATATTAATAGATCTCGTTTAACTTCTTTAGAAGACATTTGATTTACTTTACTTCCAACTTCAACTCTTAGTATAGCTTCTGCTTGATCAATATCCATAGTTCTAGCAGCGTTAAGAGCATCAATCTGAAGTTCCATAACATCTAGTTCGTCTTCAGCTTCTACTACAGCATTATATTCTGTATATCGTATGTTTTTTAACGGGTGATATAATGAAAGTAGTTTTTGTAGTGCTTGATGTTCTTTTGAAACAAACAAAGCACCGTCTTTAAATAAAATAGTACCTAATGTAACTTCACCATATTGATCTTCAACAAACGGAGAAGACATATTTGTAGCGTACCTTAATTCTTTTTGTTCGTTAGTTTCGGGATCAAACCACAATAATGGAAACTTTCTACTGTGTCTAGCCGGTATCCTAAGAGTTAGTGGTTTATATTTTCCTTTAACGAAGTATGTTCTATCTTTAATTTCCCAGCCTTGTTCAACGCTAGGAACTTCTTTTGTTTTTGCCATGATATAATATAATAAAAATGTTAATAAAAGTAAGAATTACCCCCGTCGATAAGACGAGGGTAAAAACTTACATAATTTACCTACTTACTAGGCAGCTGTAAACAACACAAAGTTGTTAGCACCTTGTACACATAAACATCTTTCAGAAAGGAAGTTTACTTCCATAGCGTCAAGATCAGATGTAGCAGCACCACCAACAGATCCAGTCAACCAAGACTTCATACGACGATCGTCAGTTTGAGACGCTCTATATCGTACGTGTAAGAATGGGCGACGGATGTTAGTACCAAGAATTTGATCGTAAACAGTTGAAGTACCAGCAGGAACTAGTACACCATCGATAGCGTAAACAGGAGCGGCAGTTGCAGCAGCTTCAACAAAACCTCCACGAGTAGAAGCATCGTTCAAGTATTTCCAGTCAGTTTTGTAGAAATCGTAAGAACCACGACGGAAACCAGAGAAACCTAGGTTAAGAGCCATGTCTTCAGAGTTTTCAAACAAACCGTAAGCAGAACCAGCACCAGCGTTACCACCGTTCAAACCAGCAAGCATATCGTCGATAGTCAAAGAAGTTTCACGATTCAAGAAAAGCATGTTTTCTTCAATAGCTCCTTGAGTATCTAGGTTTTTAAGGATAAGGTCAAACTGAGCAAGAGCGTTAGCAGAAGTTAATCCAGCAAATCCAGTTTCAACGTTACCACGAGAGTTAACGGCAGCGAAGAGACCTTCAGTACCTTTGTACCCAGCAGTTTCAGCACCAGAAGAACCAGCAGCTAATTCACCTTCAACAACACTCATTTCAAGATAATCTTCGAAACGTAAACGAGTTTCAGACTCAGCTTTCAAATACCAAAGGTATCCAGAAGTTCCGTCTTCAGTAGCAACTTCAACCCAACCGATTTGAGCAGCATCAGAACCAGAAACAACATATTTGTTACGGATAATGATTGGAGAGTTAGAGTATTGAGTGAAATCAGGGTCAATACTTACATAACCGTTAAATGCTCCAGTTGTAGCAGTGTTATTAGGAGTAGAAGAACCTTTAGCATATTCAGATCCATAAACGAAGATCTTAACAGTAGCAGCCAAACCAGATAGATCAGCAGATCCGTAAGGAGCTACAGTCAAAACACCAGTAGTTTGGTTTGATCCGGTAACAACAGCTTTAGCTTCAGCTCCAAGAGCATCTACAATTACGATTGTTTGACCAACTGAGATTACGTTTCTTACTGTAGCAGAAACAGGGATAGTTACAGTGTTAGCAACACCACCGTTAGTACAGTCAGAATAAGAGATATGCAAACGATTTTGCTCAGACCAGATAACTTGGTCAGAAGTCATAGGCATTTCAGCACCTACCATACGCAAGAATCCAGAGAGAGTACGGTTTCCGTAACGCTCTACTTCAGCAGCGTATACTTCAGGTAGATATTGTTGAGCGAAAGTGTCAGTACCACTAGCGCTGTCGTTAAACTTTAGATAGTTGCTATCCAAAAGTTGTTGTTTTTGAGATGGGACGATGTCACCAAATAAAGGACTTAAAGCCATTGTAATAAATTTTTAAAGTTATTTTCTAGTTTTTATTTTTAACCTTGAAGAATCAACACCGTTAATAGCCTTTACCCTAAAACCTCCAATCGAAATATCACCAGCAGCGGTTGCTCGTGGTTCAGTTGAAATGTTTTTTGATTTAGCAACTACATCTTTAACAGCATCAGCTTTGCCTTGCTCGTAAAAATGTTGCGCTATAGTATCAGCATTTCTGGCTGCGTATAAAGCTTTGTGGTATCCTTGCATATCTGTTATTTCATTTTTTTCATTCAAGAACGTCTTGATAAAATTTGTAATATCAGATTGAGCATCTGCCACTTGACTTGGGTTTTTAATACCGTATCTAAACTTCTTCTCTCCGACATTGAAATCAAAACCTTTGAAATCATCGTTTAGAAGACTCTTTGTACGATTAATAAAACTCTCGTGTTGTTGCTTTACAGCTTGTTGCTCTTCATTATATCTATTGAAAAAGTCCATCGCTTTTTGTTGGTCTTGAGTTACGCCTGGTCTCAACTTGATCTCATCGTAGTATTTACTCTTTAAACCATCTAAAAAGTTACGGGCTTTTGCAACTTCTTCTTTAAACGCAAGTTTTGCCCTGCGTATATCTTTCTCATCATCTAGCTCTTCATCATATGAAAAATCTTCTAGTAGAATATTCACATCTTCAGCATCTAAATGAGGTTTAGTTTGTTTATAATATTCTCTAAGTAGTGTTGTACCATCTATATTAGAGTAATCAGCATTTAGTCGAACGTAATCTTCGACTGTACCACCAGTTTCCTCCATAAAAGAAACTAGTTTTTCAATATTTTCAGGAAGAGGTTTACCTGTTTGTTGACTTTCTTTTACAGCTTCAACAACTTGTTTTTCAGTTACTTCTTCTTCTTGCAGATCTTCGATAGCGGTGAGGGGAGACTCGACATTTGAGTCGGAGGCCCGTACTTCTTCAACCACTTCTTTGCTGTCGCTACTGTTTTCGGGTTGTCCGACAGTATCATCGCTTGCATCTGCGATTCGTTTTTGAACGGCATTTTCTTCTTCTTCTTTTTTATCTATTTGTACTTTAATAACTTCAGGATCTACTTCTCCTTGAGCTTCTTTAGCTGTATTTGGTATTTCTACCTTTGTCATAGATTCTGAAGCTTTACTTAAGTCTTTAGGTTTTTTTACAGTTTTACCTTTAAGAGAAAACTCCCCTTCTTTTTTTACTTCTTCTGACATGATATGATAATATAAAATTAATAAAAATTATTTTTAACGAGGTTCAAACTGCTCTAGTCCAAATCCTCCTAATGAATCAAAACCTGCGCTTTCAAAGTTTTTAGGTAGTTCATCATTTTTTCTTTGAGATATTAGTTCAGATTGCTGCGTAGCTTGTATTCTAGTGCGCTCGTCCTTTCTATCTTCTATATTTTTTAGTTTATCAGCTTCTGCTTTAGCTCTAGCTTGTGCGAGTTGAATATTATAATTAAACTCTTCAGCCATTAATTGCTTTTTAATCTCAGCCTCTGTTTGCATACGTTGTATTTCAAACTGAGATTTACCTTGCTCTATTTGTAATTGAGTTTCAGCTAAAGCTTGTTGTTTTTGCATTTCAGCTAAAGCAGCTTGTTCTGAGGCTTGAGCGTTTGCTTGTGCTTGAGCTTGAATATTAGCCATTTGGGCTTGCTGATCTCTTTGTTGTTTTTGCTTACGTTTTATTTTAAGCAATTGATTAGCCAACTTAATGTTATTAATCTCTCTTAGATCTATTACATCTTCTAAATCAATTTGACCAGTTTGAAGAGCTACTTGTATATTTTGTTCCAATACTTGTTTGTCTTGCTCTTCTGGTTCTAATTCTAAGAAAATACCAAACTCATGCATGTTTAGTTTTTCCATTTGCTCAAGCGTATTTACATTGAAAGTACTAATACTATTCATCAACGCTTGCTTTGTTAATGGGAAACTAACCATATCCGCAGCTCTCAAGCTGATATTTTCAGCATTACGTACCGTTAAGTACATAAGAGACTGTAGTATGTGTTTTGTAGCTGTATTTGAAGCAGCTGCAGCAAGTTTTTGTAAACCAACTAAAGAATCTTTGCTAGGCTGACTACCGTCTCTAGCTTCATTTAGTCCCGTTACATCACGTATCATTTGTAAATAATATTGATACGTCTGTGTAAGAGCTTGTATTTTAGCAATACCAGAAGATGATTGTAACTCTTGAATAGGTATCATACCTCTGTTACCATCACCATCTTGTGTCATACTTCTACCAACGATACTACCTGTTTGGAAATACATGTTAAGTGCTTCCTGCGGGTTGTATGTGGTACCATTACCAAGATCAACTTCAGCTAAACCGTCAACATCTACAAAAACACCATCAGGAACCATTCTAGATAATACCTGTTGTATTTTAAGATGCGTTAGTTGAATCATATCGGCAAAACCAATACATTTGCTTACTAAGCTTTCGATGCGTCCCTTATACATTCTAGGAGCAACGATATTGTAATTCATTCTAACCTTAGTCTGATCGCTATATGGACGAGTCATATTTTCAGCTAACTCCCATTTAAGCATTTTTTCGTGACCAAGTATTTTAGCACCGCTATATAAAACTTCTATAGCTCTATGAACTTTTTCAAAATTATCACTTTCTGGAGCATCTAAAAAAGTATCTGGTTTTTCTAAAGCTTTTTCTAAACCTTGTTCAGTATACTTAATTTTAAATACTTGATTATTATAAGTCTTATATTCAAAGAATAAAACCTGAACTTGACTATAATCATCGTCATTTCCAGCAGCGTTCCTAGTATAATTAATATTACCTGGATATTTCTCTATTTCCTTTAATTCACTATCAGTTAAATAAGGAAATAACTTCTTAAGCTCTTCTAATGTAATACTTTTTACTTCGCCTACATAATATATATCTTCGAAGTTAGGATCTTCTGTATATGAATATACTAAGTTCGCTGGATCTACATATTTAACTTCAATACCATTTGCTAGATTAAAATCAGTTTTACTAGCAGCTATACCAAGTACTGTTAAATCGTAAGCTAATCGTTTCTTTGTTTCTTCGTATTTATTAAAACTAAATACATTTTCTATAAGTTCTTCTTCAGCTATTTCAATCGCTTGCTTGTAAGTAAGCTGCATGTGAAGCTCTAACTCTTCTTTGGTTGTTGGCAACTGATCTTCTGGTACATTACTTCTTTTTAAGTCTACACCAAGAAGATCTTTAGTTTGAGCCATTAAATCTTTTGCGAAAGCATCTTGTGCTATAGCTGTGGCATGTGCAGTTCTTTCTTTTGTTGCAAATGGATCTGTAGCAAATGAATTTATCTTATAACCTTTATCTGTCATACCATTTACTACAATATCTACAAATTTAGATAAAACAGCAACTGGCTTCCAGTCTAAATTAAGATAAGACAAGTCACCATTAATAGACAACTCATCTTTATATTTTTGAACGTTTTGTTCACCTCTAGCGTAAAGTCTTAGCTGATGAAATCTTTGCCAGCTATTACCAAATCTACCACCTATATTAGTTCCTCTATCACCTCTGAACCATTCATTCTCGATAGCTCTTCCTACAGCTAAGCCGTAGTCGTACGTTGATTTCTCTTCATCAGGTACTACCTGACTTGGGAAAGAACTGTTAACGTTAGTATAAATCATCTATTATATTATTTTTGAACTATATCCACTGTTGTTATATTTCTTAAATGAAAGATTAACAGGTTGTTTTTTAATATTGTAAACTGGTGCGTATTTATTTTTATTACACGCCATGATAGCTAAGCCAGAGCTAATAGAAGCATCGTGCTTTGTTCTATTGTTTATATTAAACGCTGCCCAATCTTCTAACGTTCTTTGAAAATACATTTGACCATAAGTATCATTATTAATACCAACGTGATCTTCGATGTAACTTTCAATAGCAGCCGCGTGAGCTTGTTTAATATCTTCTGAGGAGTTTGGTATACCTCCTATATCTTTTTCAGTAACTGATAGTTTGTTATAAACTTTATCAGGTCTATTTATTGAGAAGTTTCTATAACCTCTTCTTTTTAAATAGTATAATAATCTAGGTTTGTTATTTTCTGCAAGTATTGGCATACCGTAAAAATGTAATGCCATAAGTACATCTTCAAAAAATATTTCAGCGGTTTCAGGTCTTGCAATATATTCTAAGAAAAACATATTAGCTGGAGCATTTTCCATACTAAACTTTGTTAGTCCATGCAAAGATCCTTTTGAACCTCTTTTGTCAACAGTACCAGATATATCATAAGAGTCACAACCAAATGCTCCCACGTGTTCATTACCTGGATACTTTAACCCATTCTTTATTATCACACGATTTTGCATTTCCGCAGGTGGAACCCAAGAAACTAAAAATCTACCGTTTTTATTTGGTACAAATCTTACTCTAGTATCTCTTGTTTCACCTTCCCACTGAAAGCTTCCACGTGTAACTAATACTTGATTTTTTATATCTTCATTATAATCTATCTGTTCGTATATCTTAGTTAGATTAAATAAAGACTCTTTTGTTTCATCTCTAAACGCGTGTTTTTCTGTACGCGGAAATTGACGATAATACTCATTTAAACCGTCTTGGTCGTTTTTAAGACCATCTACCTCGTTTTCCCAATGTTCTATAACACCAACTCTTATTAAATCTCCGTTGGCATCTCTGACTGTTCCTGTTGGTGTTTCGAATACAGGGTATCCATAAGCATCAATGAATCCCTCGTAATTCCACTCCATAGGTATAAACAAAGAGTATAATCCCGAAGCAGTCTGTCCATTGCGGTTGCGTTTAGTAACGTCTGAATCTTCGTATAATTTTTTAAAGTTTGCCCCACCTTTATCTAATGCGTTAGAGGTCGAGCCCATCATACATTTTCCAACTACTCTAGCACCAAGTCTTAATGTAGTTTTTGTTACTCGCCAGTTATTTAATATATTGTCGGGTTTTTCCCATTTTCCACTTTCGTCGTGAACAAGGAGCTTAAGCTTTTCACCGTCGTAGCTGTTGTCCCCTGTGTTTTTCCAGTCGATGGTTGTATCAAGTCCTTCAAGCTGTTCAGCTGCTTCTCCATCATCAAACTTTCTTCTAGTAAGTTTAGACGCTGGTATTCTGTAAGCAAGCTCTGTCTTTGGGCGATCCATTCCGTCCTGTATTGGTTTGAAAAAGAACGGGTAGTTAATCGATATTGGTACAACTTTATCGGTAAACATTTTCTTTGCATCAGCTCCAGTCTTCGATAATATGCCAAATCTAGAGTCGCTTGATATTGTCGCTTGGTTAACTGTTTCTCCAGACGCCATAAAGGAGAAACCAGACCGTCTGTTTTTGAGGTAGCACATACCATAACATCTTTGGTCTGCTTTGCAAGCCTCCCAGAATATAAAGAATAATCTGTTTGATTCCCTATAATCTGGTGCCCCAACATCAATTTTGGACCACTGCAAGTACATGTAATGAGTACCAGTAATGTAAGTTGGAGTACCGTTGTTATAAAACCAAAAACCTTCATCTCTTTTAGTAAACTCATTATCTATGTAATCATACCATTTTTCCTTAAAACTTAATGGAAATCTTTCCCACTCAAATCTACTTTTAATTTTATCTAACTCTTGTGGGTAATCAAGTTTTTGCCACATTTGCTCTTCTTGTTTATCAGAGCAAGCGTATACATTTTCAGGAATAGCTGGTAAAGCTATAGTTAAATTTTGTATTTCTATAATCTCACCTATAGTGCCGTCTTTACTAATAATAACTACATCATGCTCGGGATCATATCCATACTCCCATTTTTTGTATCTATTATTCTTTTTTAGTATAGATGGTTTAATGTGGTCATGTACTGTTCTTACTAAAGTTTGTTCGTACATTACTTAGATCTTCCTTCAGCAAAACCTCTAAACGTTTTTTGTTCAGTTTTATTGTCTTCAGATTTCAAGGTATTCTCCTCTTCTTCGATACGCATCAATATTTCAAAAGCATCGAATATAGCTAGCTTTTTAGTTGCAGCAGCGTTTTTAAGTCTATCAGCAGAAACATCATCATCAGTGTTTGTAATAATTTTCTCTTCTGCTACTTTGATAAGCTCATCTACTGCTTTCCGCCCAGCTTGGATTATATTCTTCCTCGTTTCCTTTGAACTCATGTTTCACTAATATATCATTTGATTCCATACAATAAAGTCTTTGACCGTCGATCAAAAACTCAAATTCCCTGTTAGATTTAAAGCCAACTAGATCACCCTCGTTTATTTCTAGCGTCTCTAGTGTCTTATTACCAATCTTGACTATACCTATGTTCTTTCTTTCTTTTTCTAATGACCAGGGATCATTATTTTTTATAGGCATTACAAAGCATCTTTCGCCTATTGTTTTCCAACTATCACCGTCTTTGCGAGCATATATTTGATCTATACCGCAAACAAACTCATTATCGTTAAATAGTCTACTACTATCTTTTTGTACGCCTTGGTGGTTATAATATCTTCTAAAAACATTATGGTGAATAATTATTGTATCACCTTTTTTTATATCTGTTTTAAAAGCTGTTGGTGTTGCTATTACAATCGCTTCTCTACTTACAAACTTATGATCTTCTATACCAGAGTTTAAAATAAGATTGTTTCCATCTATGGAAACTTCGTTGTCATATCGTTTGTTTGAAGGTTTTATTATAAAGTCAAAAACGCTTCTCATTAATATTCTAAATCATATTCAACGGATACCGCCATGTTAGAATTAAATTTCTTCCATGGCAATACCTCGCCGTTTTTCTTTATAAATATGTTATAAGAACCGTCTTGGTCTTCAAATAATATATGCGATATTTCATGACCGCCGTAAACCTGTTGGCCTAACGCATAGTGCATCGCATCATTTTTATAATCAGAGCCAATACTGATTTTTCTTATAACAGCAGACATTACTCAGATTTTTCTTCAGCTTTAATTTCTTCGTATTCACCAGTTTCTAGGTTAATACTAATAGAACCGTATTTGTCCTCTAAAGCTTTTTTAGTTTCCTCAAGCCTACCGTTCATATCAGCAACTTGATGTAATAGTGAATGTTTCTGAGTTTCTAAAACTCCGATATTAGCAACCGCGTTATTTAATTCCGCCTGTTGTTTTTTGATAAGTTCAAGCTCTTCAGCTGTAATTGAATTTGCCATTTAATTTAATTTAAGTTAATTTACTATTTTATAGTCACTTATTAATCTTTGTTTTTCCTTATTGCAGAGCCAAAGAAGTAACCAAATATAGAAAGTACAATACCTTCACATATACCAATTAAGTGTATCCATACTTCTTGATTATTTTCTGGTATTTCTAAATACACAATAGCGTATATAATAAACGCAAAAGCCGCTAAGCCAGTCAAACCGGTTAGGTTAAACATTAAATCAAACCCACCAGTTTTAGCTTTTTCTACTTCACGTTTTCTTGCTGAATCACGATCTGCAACTTCAAGCTCGTATAATTGTACAAGCTCTTGATGCATCTGCGCTTTCTCTTCAGGTGTAATTTTAGGATCGTTATCTATAAGATTTTTAACTACACCTAAAACTCCACTATCAGGTAATGTACCAGCAACAAAGCCAGGAAGCTTATCTAATATAAACTTCCCAACTTTAGTTTCTTTAAAAGGTTTTTTTGGCATTATTTATCTACAGTTACTTTAAGGTATGTTTTGCCTATTTTTTCAGATGGGATAGCACCTTTGTATTTTATATGTTTAGCAGCTGGGTTTTCTTTTTCCATGATTCTAGTTAGTTTGCGCCCAGCTCCTTTTATTTCCTTACCTTCAATATCTCTAACAGTTGGATAACTAATACCATAACCATGGTCTCCAAATTTTATAGGCTCAGAACTAACTTTCCTAACTGTTCCTGTTACACCTGGAGCATCCGCTTTAAAATCTTCTGGAGCACCAGGGTCTTGAAATGGTTGTGGTTTTTTATCAGGATCTAAATGTAAAGCTGACATATATCCAACAGCTTTATTTTTCATTTGTACTGGCGCGAAATTTTTAGGTTGTTTAGCCATTTTGTTTTTTTATTATTAATACTTAATTAAAACTAAGAGCTATAAACTCTCAATACGTTACCAACTATTTTAGCACCACCACGACCTCTTTCTTTTATAGCCGCTTTAAGCACGTTTTCTTTTTGAGATTGACTAACATTTTCTCCAAAAGTAAATTCTTTACCTTGTCTCTTCCCACTTGGATCTTGAAATTGAGATCCTGGTGTTATGTATCCAACATCTTGATATTTACCTAAAAATTTACCTTTTTTTTGTGCTGGTAGATCTACATTAGATAAGCTTACTTCTTTAGTTTCTTCTTTTTCTCCAGTTGGGTCTAAATAAGCAGCGGAATCTTTCATCATTAAAGATCCTTTGCCATGTTTTTTAACCATTTTGTTTGGTGAATTGTATGCCATTTTTTAAATTATTTAAATTGTTTATTAACTTTCCAAGCTTCTTTTTCCCAAGGCAAGTTTTTTGCCCCTTCTTTTATACTAGATCTAGGTATTACTTTACCTTTCCAATATACATTATCATCATCGTAATCAAGATCACCTCTACGCATTTGGTTTATATGAACCATCTCGTGAGCAATAATCTCTTTCTGCATTTCAACAGGAGCGTCTTTATTTACAATAATAGTACCGTTATTATTAGCTTTGCCTAGCACACCATTTTCCATATCAACTTGATATATAGGAGTAGGTTCTACTGAATATGGTGGATTTGTTAGTTTAAAAGCCATTATTGTTTGTATGGGAATTTATCGTTAAACCAAGCTTGTCTATTAGCACAACCGCATGGTATATTAAGACCTTCTGAAACTTTATCAACTATAGATTTAATACCTGTAGCTTTGGTAAATTTCGCTATATCGTCTCCTAAACCTTTTGATTTCATTACCACTTAACTTTATCAGCCCAATATGCGGCTGACATTTTACCTTTCTTAATATTCTTAGCATGACGTGCTTTGAAACTAGCACGCTTAGCTTTCATTTTGTCAGACTCACCTGCTTTTGGTTTACCAGCTGTTTTAGCACCTTGCTCACCAAATCTAATGAGTTTTTCTACTCCACCAGAGCAAGCCTTAACAATATGAGACTTTTTAGGGTGGTTAGGTGTTCTACGAGGCGTATTACACTTTAGACTTTTTTTGTCTACCCTAGCAGCCATGTTAAGATCTTTGTTTAGCTATTTCAGTGATAGGTAGACCAGATACTGGATCGCAAGGGTATTTTTTAATTTGCATTCCGTTTTTACCAGAGCTACTACCTTTACCCATTGGGAAACCAGTTACATCTAAAGGCCCGTCCCATAAATGAGATTCACCTACTTGACCTTCAAGATATGGTTTGTCGATAATTGATTTACGTTTATCCATGTTTGTGTATTTATTTTTTATAACCTTCTATACGAGCTTTTATAACGTCAGCTTGTGTTATTTTCCCATCACCCGTTTGATCTTTAAAGAACACAGGAGCATCGGGCATAGACATTTGTCTTTGCTCTGTAGTTCCAAATATACTTTCAGCTGAAGCTTGCGCCATTGGATTAAACAATGGTTTAGCATTACCTTTTTGATTGCTTTGAAGAGGTAAGTCTTTTGTTACTTGAGGATCTAATCCCACTGATGCCATTTCTGGGTCAATCATATGATTTGGTGATCCACACATACAAGCTACTGAACCACATTTACTACATTTTGCCATAATTATTTATCTTTTAACAGATCTGTCTCTAGATTCTTTTTCACCAAAAACTCCTAAGTTAGCTTTCATTTGAGCTGGAGTAATTGTAAATGTTTGTCCTTCAAAAGGATTTGTTCCACTAGCAGCGGGAGCAGTACCAGTAGTATCAATTGGAGCTTGAGCAGCTACAGTACCAGCTTCAGCAGGAGCAGCGCCAACAGCGGTCTCCATACCGAAATCTCCTAACGACTGCCTTCTTTTTATTTCTTTTTCATAAATGCCAGCTATTGGTCTAAAAAAACCACCTCTTCCAGACATTTGATCGTATTTAGCTCTTAAATCAGCATCAGACATACTTCTAAAATCAAGTTGATTAGGAGAACCTTTACCAACTTGCATAGCAAAAGCAGAATCAGGCTGTACAACTTCTATTTCACCAGGTTTAAAATCTTTAAATTTATTAAGCTTAACGCTAACGTCTTCAAAAGCATTATCAGAAGAATTTGTTTTTAACTCTTCTTCAATAGCTTCTTCATTTATTTTTGGCTCTTCCTTTGGCTTTTCCTTTGGCTTTTCTTTTTTAACCTCATCTTTCTTAGCTTCAGCGTAAGTAGTTATGAAGTTGTTAACACCTGATTGTATGCCAGCACCTAAAATTTCAGCGCTCCTGTCTATAATTGTAGCAGGGTTTCTATAGTTACCACCTTGCACCTTATCGGGTTGCGCTAAGTGGAATGGTGTCATTTTAAAAGCCATATTATCTATTTTTATCGCTATTTACGTTTTTTATGGAAGTTATTAAAACTTTATCTATATAACTCCCACCTTTCATTATTTTATTTCGTCTAGTGCTAGTTGGTATATCTTCTTCACCAAGCATTATCCTATATACTCTTTGTATAAGTTGCTTGCATTTAAATGAAACTTGATATACATTAAATCTTCCTTCTTGTTCTCTAGTCTTAAATACAACTATCCAACCTTCTTTAAGCAATCTATTCCATCTTCTATTGTCCCAACTATACGAATAAGACCCTAACTCAAAATCTCTTTTACTAAACAATCCTAGACAATCTAAATAGATTAATAGTTCAAGATCAGCATCGTTAAGCCCATTGTTCTTACAAGCCCACTTCCTTATTATACGATAGTGTTTTAATAAGTTAAGGTCTTTTATATCGCTAGCACTTAATCTCATAAAACAACTACAACGTCGTGATTTGTAATAACATGATAAACTTCTTTATCAATCTCTAATCTGTGAGCGTGTGTTCTATCGAAATAAACGGTATCACCTTCTTTAATACCTTGAACGTCACTACCACAGTTTAGAACTTTAGCTTGTTTATATCTAACATCAACTCTTTGTGAGTTAGCAAGCATAAGACCTCCATCAGTTTTTTTGATGTTATCTTCTTTTTCTATTTCTATAACTATATTTCTACCTATTGCTTTCATCACCAACTCTTAAATTATTGATTACACAATCTGTAGATAAAATAGTAGTAGCTACTGAAGCCGCGTTTCTAAGTGCGCTTTTAGTTACTAACAGTGGGTCAATGATTCCGTTTTTAACCATATTGACAAACTTACCTGTAATAACATCAACGCCATAACCAGTTTTGGGCGTACCATCGTTCTCAAGTCCAGCATTTTTAAGTATAGTATTAAATGGTGCCTTTATTGCTTCAAGTAGTATTTCTTCACCAACACTTTTAGCTTTAATCTTTTTAGAAGCATCAAAAAGCGCTATACCACCACCAGAAACTATACCTTCTTTTACCGCGGCTTTAGTAGCACAGATAGCATCTTCAACTCTATCTGCTTTCTCTTTTAATTCAATTTCTGAGTTTGCTCCAACTTTTACCACTGCAACTTTAGCAGATAGTCTAGCTAAACGTTTTTCTAATCTGATTACCTCACCTGGAGACTTAGCTTTATCAAGTTGTTCTTTAACACTTTCTATTAAAGCTTTAACTTGCTCTGTGTCGGTATCAACTTGTATAATTGTTGATTCGTTATTTGTTGTTGCTTTATCACAGTGACCTAAAAACTCAGGGCGTATAACATCTAAATCATCACCTAAATCTTCGTTGATAACTGTAGCACCTGTTAAAACAGCAAGATCACTCAGTGTATCTTTTTTGTTAATACCATATACAGGGGCTTCAACAACGTTAACTTTTAAGTTACCTTTAGCTTTATTCATTGCTAGCGTAGCTAATACTGGCTGTTCTAAATCACCAATAATAAGTAAAGGTTTCTTTTCTTTTATAACGTACTCAAGTACGCTTTGTATTTTTCTAACTGATTCAACTCTTGATTCTAATATGAGTACAAGAGCATTTTCTAGTTCAGCTACATTCTTTTCGATGTTTGTAATAAAGTGTGGATTAGATAATCCTTTATCATATTCAACACCATCTACAAGCTCAAAATAAGTTTTATCATCTTGAGTTGATTCCATTGTAACAACACCGTTTTCACCTACAGTTCTAAAAGCTTTGCCAATTATGCTACCAAGCTCTTCATCGTTATTACAACTAATTGTAGCAACATCATTCAGCATTGTACCTTCAACAGGTATACTAACTTTCTGTAGATAATTTATAGTTTTTTCTACAGCTGAATTAATGCCATTTTTAATATTTCTCGGATTATCTTCTTTAGATCTTTTGTAGGCTTCTGTTAAAATTGAGTGCGCTAGCACTGTAGCCGTTGTTGTTCCATCGCCAGCTTCTTTTACAGTTTTCCTAGCTGCTTCCTTTAAAAGCGTTGCACCCATGTTTTCTACAGGATCTAAAAGTATAACCGAGTCAGCAACCGTTACACCATCTTTAGTGATAACAGGTTTTCCTTGATCATTTTCTAAGATTACACATTGACCGCTAGCCCCAAGTGTGGAGCTAACGGCTTTTGTGAGTTTTTGTATTCCTTCAAATACTTTGTCTCTGGCTTCGTCGCCAAAGTTTAAATTCTTAACAATTGCGTCAGACATATTGGATTTAATTAAATTTGATTTATAGTTTGTGCCTATTCAAATGTTTTTACAACTATTGGTCCTTTGGCAAAGTCCAAACGTTTTTCGTAGTGTTCAATCGAAGCATCAATCGCTGATTCAGCACCACCTACAGTTTCCCTTCGCGTAACGTCAACCCAGTCGTTTTCTTTTTTAGGATTGAGGTATTCGGTTTGGTAATACCCATTTGGTAGTTGTACAATTCTCCAGTTTTTCTTTTCAACTAAATGTTTCCAGAAATCTAGATCCTCTTCGGTTACACCAGGAGTATTTGCGTTACCCCAAGTGTAGGTTCTGTAATACAGTGTCATTGGTTTTGGTTTTAAAAATTAATAATTGGTTTTGCCCTTCCTGGGCCAGGTTATCTTTTACCTTCTTTTTTGGTTCCGTTGCCGTCGTTTCCGCGGTTTCTCTTCACAGACTCAAAATGTCCGTCTTCGTGGTCGTAGTCTTTTCCTTTTATGTTCTTGCCTTCTTTTATGGCTTTCCTACGTAGTCTTTGGTTTTCTGCTTTCTTTTTTCTCCTATCAGGAGTCATGGCAAACTTTTTGTCTCGCGCTTTTTTAGCTATGCGGGCTTTCAATGATAACTTTTGTGCCATATCTTATATATCACTTGTTTTTAGTGATTTTTACACTAGCCAAGGAGCATCTAATGCCACTGAATCTGGAGTAATTAACTTTTCAATTTGTAAATCTAAACTTGCTTTTAAACCAGCTACATCTAAATCACTTGCTTCTAACCAACCTTCAACGTCAGCTTGTGTTAAGCTTTCAAACGCTGTGAAGTTAGATGGATCAGGCGTTGACACAATTTGCACCCCAATATTAGTAGCTGAATAAGCGTTACCATCAGCATCAGTTTGGTCAGAAGTGGCTGTATATCCCCAATGAATATTATAAACTACATTTGATAATGAATCTTGAGTTGGACGTACGTCAAGTTTGTTTATTGTCCAATTATAAGTATTAGCCATTTTTTAGCGTATTTATTTCTTGTTCTAAAGTTTGCACTTTTTCATTTAATTCTTTTATTGCATTAATCATTGCAAACGTAATAGCTTGGAAGTCGACGTTGTATAATTCTGTTTTCTCAGCGTCTGTTTCTTCAAGCTTAGCTTGATATGTATTTATTGCCTCAGGGAATATGCCTATTGTTTCTTGTGCAATAATACCAATATTATCTACAACGCTAGCATCAAATCCAGCCTTACCATTATAGTCGTAAAGTTTAGGCTGTAGTTGGATAACTTCAGCTAATCCTTTTTCATAGGGTCTTATATTTGTTTTTACTCTTTCGTCAGATGTTGTTGTCCAATATATTGAGGTTGGTTTAGCTGCGGAGTTGTATTGCAAATGTAAATTATAGCTAGGCGTTATATTTCCTAAAGAAAAACCTTGACTATCACCATCAAACATTGCAAATCTATTACCGCCACTATCTTTAACCATTAATTGCCCATAGCTTGTTCCACTAGCTTCAATATACATATTGTCATAGTCACCCTCAAACCATATTTTTTCACCACTACCAACATAAGTGTTAGGGCCTAAATAAGTGCTTCCGCTTAAAAAAGTAGTGCTATTAAAATACGCTGTGCTTGTAGCTCTAAACGTACCGTTTACGTCTAAAGTATATGAAGGTGTTGTGTCGTTAATACCAACACGAGATAGCCCATTGTCTATATAAACCTTAGTGCTTGTTGTAGTACCAAGTTCAATATCTCCATTCGTGCTATAAGTTTGTAATTTTAAATCGTAAGTATAGTCAGTATATATTCTTGAATTACTCACACCATTTGTTTGGAATAAAATCTGATTATTCCCAATACCACTTGGGTAATTAAAAGTCAGAGTACCAGCTGAAATGGTTTTAGAACCAGAAATTGTTTGGCTTGTATTTGTTGTAACAGCATTAGAACTTGCCTGAGCTCCAATGTCACTTAGCACCTGTGACCCAGTTCTGTATTTGAGAACTCCGCTATCTGAAACAACAAACTTATCTGTATCTATAGTAGCTGCAGTCTCAGTCATTTTAATGTTACCGTTTACATCAAGAGTTGTTGCCGGAGAATCTGTTCTAATACCAACCCTACTGCTATCACTAACAAATAAATCAGGCGTTCCAGACGCTGTTGCTCCTCTACCAATATGAAGACCATCACCACCACCGGAGGTCCAGTTAGCTATATGGAATAAATCATTGTCGTAATCTTCAAAGACTAAATTCTGCCCACCTGGTATTCTAGCGCCTGAATTTAAATAAGACACACCTGTTGCTCTAAATGTACCGTTAACATCTAAACTATAAGATGGACTTGTGTCGTAAATACCCACACCACTAGTTGCAGAAAGAGTAATTACAGGATTGTCATTTTGTCTTATATAAACAGGTATGTCAAGCGCGTTATAATCACCGTAATCTATTTGAGTAGCATTACCATTCACATCCAATGGAGCTGAAGCTATTTCAGTATTACCTATAGCGAAAGCATAAGTAGCACTTGATTTTGATTCACCAGCATAAACCCAACCTTGGCCGTTAATATCACTTGTTACCGTTAGTATACCAGTTAACGTATCTGTTGTGTCAAGTAAATACCTACCGTCTAAATCCGTTGTAACTGTACCGGCGTCGTTTCTGGTTAGCGTTAACACACCGTTTCCAGTGTTAAAACTAGCAGAAGTTACATATGTATTATTGTCAGCAGGTAATGTCGCCCAAGTGTTATCGCCTCTAAGATAAGTTGAAGAACTTGGGGTTCCAGTAGCGCTTAATGAATAAGTTAATGATCCAGTGGTTGTGATAGGACCTCCAGACCCACTTATAAATGTTGAGTTTCCTGTACCTACACTTGTAACCGTACCAGTATATTGATCAGATGAATTTATTGTGATTGTATCTGTAGTTGCATTGGTAGTTATAGTAACATTTGAACCTGCGACTAGAGTTAAAGTGTCATTATTGCTATCAGCAACCACGGTTGTTTGTCCTGATACTGCAAAGTTTTTAAATATAGCTTGAGACGATCCTCGATCGGAATTAGTTACAGTTATAGTTCCACTGGTTGTAATTGGAGATCCGGTTACGCTAATACCGGAACCAGCGCTAACACCTACACTTGTAACAGTACCTGTGTTTGAAGTTTTATTATTGAAAGTATTCCAATCAGTGGAACTTAAATAACCGTCAGTAGAGGTCGTTGCTTGTGTAATACCAATAGTTCCAGTTGACGTAATTGTGCCGCCTGTAATTGGTGCAGTTGTTGCTACACTGGTAACCCCACTAGTATAATCTGTCCAACTAGCTGTAATTGTTCCAGCGTCTTGCTGTGTAAGCGTAAGTGTTTTTGTAGTTGTACCAGTAACAACAGCTGAAACTATAGAATTATCATAAGCAGTATTCCACTCTGTTGAATTTCCTCCAGTAGCTGTTATTACTCCAGATACATCTAATTTAGTGCTTGGACTAGCTGTTCCAATCCCAATTCTACCATTAGTATAATCGGATATTATAGTATCATCATTAAACCAAACACCAGTAGTATTATTCCACACTAGAAATTCACCATCTGCCTGCGTACCTATATTAGTATCATGTAGTTGGTGTATGCCTTCGTTAGCTTGTACTCTAATTTGTATTTTACCTTGGGTGGATGCTTTTAAAACAAATGCAGCTGGAATTTTTACGTTTGGTCCATCTGGTTCTGTAATTGTGAAATCACCAGCAGAATCTGGATCACACCACAAAACATCGCCACCAGTCCAAGTTTCTCCATTTTGGCCGGTAGTATTAAACTGATCTAGTTCACCAAAAGATATAGCTCTTTTAATTTCACCGTTCGCTATATCTTCCTCCATAAGACCTAGGAAGTATCTAGCTTCAACAGTGCCGTCAGCCACCATTTCATCTACAAGTATATGACCAGAGTTACCATCGGTTCCGACTGCCATAACTCCTTTGCCTTTTGAAATAGTAACACCAGTAGAATTTTTTACGTAATAAAACATAAAGTCAGAGGTGGCGACTACACTAGATTGCGGTATCCACTCAACACCAGTTCCTGTAGAAGATAATACATCACCGGCATCACCGTTTACGTCGTTATTATCTACAAGGCCTGCGTCAAGTTCTATATCAGTTAAAAACTTATTAGCCATGAATTTTATTTAATTATTATCCGATTTTTTGTACTAGCACTCTAATACTATTTGTTGGAGTAGCGGCAAATGTAATTGTTGCTTGAGATGTTGAAATTCTATCTACATCAGCATATACTGTTTCATATGTTACCGTATCGTATAATTGTATAATTACATCTTGCGTGCCTAAGCTATGTGTAATTGTAGCTGTATCTGAAATTGTTGTAGCGTACGTATTATCAGAGTTTGTATCTATGTTTGTTACTGTTGCGGTACCAGATGAATAAGAAACACTAATTCCAGTTCCAGCGTTTACGTTTCCAAGACCAACAGTTGTTAGTGTAGCTAAATCTACGTTATTTTGAACAGTTGTCCAGTCGCTTAAAGTAGTTGGTGAATCAATCTCCGCGATAAGTACATCACCTACTCTAACTTGTTCTGTGAAGAATAAACCATCAGCGGTTACAGTCCACATGAATCCTTTATCAATAGTGATAGTAGGGGAGTTGTCTAGGTTAGGCGTATTTGTCGCAGCGTCATACCCACCTTGATAATAAACACCGCCAGCAACAGAGTTATCAATATATGTTTTAACATCAGCTAAAGCCTCTACCGGTATATTACCTAAAGTAGTTTGCTTAACCTCGTTATCATCGCTATCACTAAAGTTGATTATATCTGTAGAAGCTGCAGTCGTTGCAGCTCCAGCTGATAGCAAGTAGTTATCAGCACCTGAGTAATCTATATTTACAGTAGGGTTAACTGTAGAAGTTCCTGTTATTACAATACCATCACCTCCAGAAACAGATGTTACTGTTCCTACGTATTGATCGTTAGATGTAATCGTTATCGTGTTAGTACTTTGCGTTACGGTGGTTGTTCCAGCGCCTGTAATAGCAACTTGGTCAGTTGTGGCATCGCTACCTATTAATTGAATACCAGCAGTACCATTTGTAGAACCATAACCTGATAAATCGTATGTAGTATCAGTATCTACAACAGCAGCCCAAGTGTTATCACCTCTTAAATATGTAGAAGAGCTAGGCGTTCCAGTTGCAGAAAGCTCAACAGTAACAGTTTGCTTGGCATCTGTAGAGTTTGTGTCAGCTTTTGTTACAGTTATAAACGTATCACCAGTGAAACCATACTCGCTTAGCGTCACCCATTGGTCTGTAGCGTTGGAATAATACTTAGCTGCCTCTACACCTGTGGTACTATCAAAGTATATTTGTGCCGCGGCGGCAGTTGGAGCTGATGACGTTACATGCAATTTAGCATTTTGCAGCTGATTGTCGTCGAGATTTATATTATTAAGAAACGGTATTGCCATAATTAATTGATATATGCTTTACCGGTTTCAGCTCCGGCAAATGTTATTGTTAAAGTATTTTCATCTATATATTGTATATCACCATATCCTTTCTGCCCAGTGGATAAAACCATAGTTGCAGCGGCATATTTGTCTAGATTGTGGTTAACAGTCCAAGTTACAGCTGGAGTATCTTGCGTATGAACGTAATTTTTATCACCTTCAATACTATTCATATCCATTGTAATAGAATAGTACTGTAAAGCTGTTAAAAGTAGGTTACCTTGTATAAATGTTAGTGCCATTCTATAAACTGGACCACTAACTTGTGTAAGTGCTGTTAATCTAAATACGCCAAATCTAGCAATATCTTTCCTATCTTCAAAAACGATTACCTCACCAACTAATCTTTCCAAATATGGTAGCGCATTATTAGCCGCTGGCATATCTGTCATGATGTCGATGTATGTCATTGTACTCCAATCGGTACCAGGACCTCCGTAACCGTCGAAAAATATAGTACCTTCTTCAGTGGGTTCTGGTGATGGATCTACAACTACAAACTTCCAACTGATTTTTTCCAAATACAAATTAATCATTGCATTGGAAAGACCAGCTACGTTAAAGTTTTTCGTCTGATTTTTAGAAACATCAGTTCCGATAACTATATCTGATGGCTCTACCTCGTTATTTACAATATACGAAGATATTATAGGCATGTGTTATTTTTTATTATGCGTTTTCTAAGGCTTCGATTCTAGCGATAGCTTCTTGTAGAGCTGCAGTAAGTAGTGGGACTAGTTTAGATTTGTCAATGCCTTGATAAATAGCTTCGCCGCTATCGTTTACTTCATCTTTCGTTCCTGTTACAGCCTCTGGCACGACACTCTGCACTTCGTGAGCAATAAATCCGTCAACAGTGTTGCTATCTCCTATGAAATTAAATCTACTTGGGTTTAGTTGTTTTACTTTATCTATTGCACCAGTGATTCCTACTATATTTTCTTTTAAACGGTAGTCAGAGGTTTCGTTATATGCAGTACCAGTACCACTCAAGGATATAGTTCCTTTTGTCACATTAGCTATTTGGAAGCGTATAGCTACGTCACTGTTTTGCTGATTAATTATAAAACTGTCATTAGAATCAGATTCATTGTTTTCTAAATATAACGCTGGAGCAGATTCATATATAGCGTCTCTTACAATCTCCATTGTTGATCCAGTGTGTACAATGCTAGTACTATTTACCAACACTTGGTTGTAAAGACCCTCTATGTATATTGGTGAATCAGCTAATGCTGTTGAGCTACTCATTTTAGGAATATACTGAGCGCTTGATGTGCTTGTAACTGTACCTGTTCCAGCCCCGATGTCACTTCGTAATTGTGTACCGGTTCTATATTTAATAACACCAGAATCTAGTACAGCGAACTTATCTGTATCAACCGTAGCAGCAGTCTCTGGTATTGTAACATCACCTGTAACACCTAAAGTTCCACCCACCGTAGCATTTGAAGTAACAGCTAGTGTAACACCTGAAGATACTGTCAAAGATGTTGGGGCTGAAGTACTATCTTGTTTTAACACTGAATCTACAGTATGTGTAGCCGTGTCATACACTGGAATATATGTCGCTGTACCATCGTGAAGGCTTGTGTAAATAGCGTCACGCAGTGTCTCGAAAGTTATTGAGTTAGTCTGAAATGCTCCTACGCCTGCAGAAGGCGCCACACTTAAGACAAACTGGTCTGTTGTTTTGACCGTTTCTGTTATAGGGTAAGAGTATAATATAGCCATAGCTTTTTAAAATTCGTTTATATGATATATACTTACAGATTATAGTGAATTTTTACATAAGCATTGAAACAGTGACAATAGCCTGTTACTTATACTACTTATAAGGCTAATGTCATACTTTTTTTGACGTTAGATATATAGGAGTATGGGGTTACCCCCTATCCCACTGATAATCAATCAATTACAAAACACGTTTTAATTTAGCGGGTCCCCCTTTTTCTCAGAATTTACGTTTATATACCCTTGGTTTTCAATGCGTTACGCGTATACATATTGACATTTTGTACAAAATTACTATACTGTTTAAACTTTTTTACAGACAAAATATAATTTAGTTTGGATAATATATATGTAAGTAAATTAATAATGAAACAAATAAAATACTTTACTGTAAGCAAAGAGAAAGAGTGTTATACTTCTCTAACAAATTAAACTAATAAACAATAATACACTTATTACAGACAAAATAATTAACTAACTGGATAATATAATAAACTAAATATAACATATAAATCTTTTAAATTAAATACTATGCAAAATTCAATTCAATCAAAACGCTTTGTTATTCGTCAATCTCTCGTAGGCCAAAATCAAATCATTGAAGTCACTTTCAAAAATGGCAAAACTTTCAAATATAATCATGACAAAGCATTTGAACTAATGAAGTCAAATCTTGAAAAACTAAACTGTTTTCAAAAATATAAATCATACACTTCATCTACTTCAATTCCAAAAGTATTACAAAATGCTGAAGTTATCTAATCAATAACTTTATTACAAAAGTGGGCGTTGAAATGTGTTCTCTCCACTATAAATAAAGTTGAACAGATTAGTCACAATGGTTAATAGTGGTTCGATTCCACTCGTGACTACTAATACAAATAATTATGAGAAAGTTTCAACACACAAATCTACTTGAAGTAGTATTAAAACTCTACGCCTTTTCACTCGCTGGTTTATCAGTAATTGGAGCGTTATCACTAATAATTGGTTTAGTAACAGGCGAAATAGTAGTACCAGAATCCGCTTTCGGTACTTACTAATCACAAACAAAACATTACACTAACTGGATAATAATATAAAATAATATACTATGCAATTTATACTAACTTGTCAAAACGGTAAACAAATAGATATGTCTTCATATATACTATCTCAAATGAAAGGTGAGATGACTCGTGAAGAAGTTCAAACTCGTATTGACTACTACAAATCAAATAATCTATGAAACACAGAGGCGTAAAATACAACTACAAAGAGTGGATCACTTGGAATGGTAAGATAGTTAGCGGTTATGACTGTGACCATTTTAACTTCTCACCATATTATGTAGCAAGTTTTGCCACTAAGACTGAAGCCGAGATGATCGCTCGTATAGATGATTATCTTGACAATGTAGACGAATACACTCGTCGTCGTGAACTAAATAACAAAGCAGCTCAAGAATTCTACGATTCAATGGGCGAATATAAAGGAGATTAACTATGGGATACAAAAGACTTTACTGTAATGAAGAAACAATTGACACGCTCGTTGAAGTAGCAAAGCAAGACGGGTGGGATGTAATGGTGAAAGATGCTTTCATGATAGTCGAGAAATTCGCTGACTATGAAAATATGGAAGACAGATTTAACCAAACTAGATCACTAATAAGTGAAGTTGGTTACAAGATTACAAACAAAATATAATATCCTTTGGATAATATATATGAACATTTAAATAATTAACTATGCAATCAATAAAATTCAAGTCAGATAAGACTATTAAAATCAATGGCGAGATCTATAAACCATACTTAGTTGGCGATCTTCCACCAAGTTTTGGCTTCAAATATCAAGACAATGGTGATGGTACTTTCACTGAAGGCCACTCAGAATGGTTCAATTACAAAGGTTTAACTTATCTTAAAAAGAAAGAAGGTTGGTATGATGCACTCTAATCCAACTACAATGGCGGAACTATGCGCTTACGTCAAACAAGAAAGAATCAAGCGAGCTGCGGAGCATAGACGCAGATTCGCCACAGAAGGCAGATGTCGTGGACTTACTGACAAAGAGTATATGAATTTAACTCATAAACAAAAGTCAAGCTTTGCTAAAGCTCGTAAGTTCACTCATCATGCCATGTGGAAAGAGACGCATGAGAAATGGGATTTAAAACTAATGACTAAGAAGAAATGAGTAAATTTGGTTTAGTAATAATGAACGAGCTTGAAAGAAATGTATTACAAATAGCACTTGATCACTTTGAAGAGCATTTAACAAGTATTAGTGATGAAGTTGATGTAACAGATAGATTAAAAGCTTGTAGAGATTTAAAAAAAAACAATAAAATGAGTAAAACAAAAGAACTAGAAGAAATAGCCGCGTGGATTGCTGATTCTATTGATGATACTATTATGTCAAATGCGGAATGGTCTATGGATGGGAGTAGCTTTGAAGATCTTGAAGGTGACGATTACTATGAAGCGCAAGAAGCTATTGCAGCAAAAACAGTGGAAATACTGTATAACAGGTGGTTCACAAACAAAAAATAATAACCTCTGGATAATATAATAAACAAAAATAAACAAATATGTATTGTAGATGCGGAAAATCTGTGCACCCTGTGCGAATAAATTTAGGTTACAAAAGTTGTGTAGACTGTTCAACTATGCAGACTTATAGTTATGTACCTATCATTGAGCATAAGACAGGCAATACTATTCAAATCGTTAGCCAAGAAGTATCAGCAAGTGTTCACAGAGCTTGGCGGCGTAAGTAGCTGGAAGGTGCTGCTGTTAGCGGCAGGCTACTAGGGCGTGAAATGGTTGGCGAGACAGTATCTGTGAGGCGTGTAAGACCTCTAACGACAGTATCTCAAACGCAGGTTCGATTCCTGCCACGTCCACTAAAATTATAAAATATGAGTGAAATGAAAACACTTTACGAAAGGTTAAAGCCTGAAATTAAAGACAAACTATTGCAACAAGACAGAAAGTACAGTGAAAGTGTTCGTAACATTATCGCTAAACTTGACAGTAACAAGTTTGTTTCTGAATTAACGCTAAGTGATGTTAGAAATATTCATATATTTTCTGACACTGACTACATGGACCAATCCGCTTACGAGCTAATGTGGTGTGAAAAATTATTTGAAGATGACAAAGGAAACGATTAAATTACGAGCGCATGATAAGGCAATGGCACAAATCCATGCTAATCAATTGAAAGTCAGAAAGTTAAAGTATGATGTGGAAAGAGAAAACACAGGTGTTATAACTATGCATGAGTTAGAGATCTGTTTAGAGTCAGCTAAACGAGAACTTGAAACTTGGAATTATATAATGAAACTAATAGAATTAGACTATGGAAAACACGATTACGCTGATGAAATACTTGGGCATTGAAGAGATTACAACGCCTAAACAAAAGTTAAATGGTACTAGAAATTTTGCTTTACCTTATTATATAAGAGGTAAGCGGGTGACAATAGCCTCTTATCAAACGGGTTATGTTAGAATTGACAGAAACTGTCATAGTGCTTATCAAGTAAATCCTACATACAAAGTACCTTACAAAGTAATTGGTAGAGATGGTAAACTTAGAACTTGGACAAGTACAAAACGCATAATGATATACGGAGAAGAAAGTCGTATTGATTTTATATTTAACTACGTATTAAAAAACTTTTATAAAAAACAATGGAAAACAATAAACTAACTCAAGAATTACTTGAGCGATTATTAGCTGAAGATGGTGTGACTGTAGCTGAAGATACAAGCTTTGCAGACATGTTAAGTAAAGCAAGTAATCATTTTGACTTTAAAATTACAGACGAGTGGAATGCTAACACAACATATTTTTTCTATACAGAGACAACTGCTGACGGATATGAGGTGTGGGTTGCCACCGATGATGACCAAAAACCTAGTATAAATGATGATATTTATTACTATGAAAGTGATTGGCTTGAAAAAATGCAAGATGCTATGACAGATGGTAATAACATTTACTTTCAAGAACTGAATGATGAAAACCCCAACTTTGAAGAGGTTATCTTAAATGTTTATGAAGAATATTATAACGATAAAAAACAAGAACTAGAAGAAAAATTAATTGATGATGGTTACGAATACGAAAACGAAGATGAAGCCGTTACCGAAGTGGTTTAATGGTGAAGTGTACCCAAAAGGTGATACAGTAAAAAACATATTTACAGGTATGCCAGCAGAGTTAAATGCTAATGAGCTTAGTATGTATGACTTTATTATGGGTTGCAACATGATACTAGAACGTACTAATTTTGCATCTCAAAAGCTAATAAATGAAATGCGTAAAGGTATTGACTGGTTTAGATCAGCTAATCCTTCAGCGTATATGACACTATTAGATTAGTGTCTACTGGGCGTGAAATGGTTAGACAAATTGGGGAGGCGATGTAACTTCGTTCAGAAGTGAGCCCACAGTGAACAATTTGTAACGCGGGTTCGAATCCCGCCGCGTCCACTAACTTTAAAATTAATTATTATGCCTAACATGAGTTATTGCCGTTTCGAAAACACGGTGAATGATATGCAAGATTGTTTAAACGCTATTGAAGAACGTGATACAAGCGAGCTAAGCAATTATGAGGTTCGAGCTCTTAAAGAGTTTTTAGAACTAGGACGTACTATTATAGAGTTTGAAAATGAAATCGAAGAAATACTAGAAGAATATGAATAGAGATAAACACATATGGGAAGGTTGGACAGTCGGTGATTTCATTGACGATATAGAACCTATATTTAATATGTGCGCTCCATTCCACGACAAGCAAAGTCTTAAACGTTGGGTTGCACAAGAACAACCTTACTATAAGAAACATATACCAGAAGTATACAATTACTTCTTACAAAAATCAGGATTGTAATGGGATTTAAAGAAACAAAATTTAAAACAATTAAACTAACAGAAGGCGACGCTACATTTGTGCATTATGTACTACGAATGTACGCCCAGCAAACACCTGGGCTTGACAGCGATGACAAAGAAGAAATACGTGAAGTCGCAGCTAAATTTAAATAATGGGAACAAGATCACTAACACGAATTATACCGCGTCAAGAAGGTTTAGCTTATGACGATGGGCACAGGCGAGCAGAGCTTGCGCTTGTGAATATTTATCAGCAATATGATGGTTATCCTGAATATATGGCAGTAGAATATGCTAAATGGTTAAAAGATCTTAGTATTGGTAATGGCTTAGGTAAAGATCCAGAGCTTAATAAATACGCAAATGGTGTAGGTTGTTTTGCCGCTCAGTTTATTAAACAATTTAAAGATCGACCAGGCGGTTTGTATTTACATCCAATAGATAATGAGATTGGTTGGATTGATTATATATATACTCTATACCCTAAAGAAGGTCACGATACTTACATGTCTATATACGATGCGTATAAAGAAAAAGTTATATTCGTAGGTAAACCAGATAAAGTATTAGAAAAATACGAACAAGAAGAAACGGTATGAAAATAAATAATCATGTAGACCCCTTAGTAAAAAAAGCTTACAAAAATTATATTGAAGCTAAGAAAAATGGTGATGCAGAAAAAGAGTATAGGTATTATTCTAGAAAATTAAACAATACTTATTCTACTATAAACGATAGACGAGAAATAGAATCAATTTTAAAAGAGGAATGTATCAAGAATTACAAAGCAAGAAGATTTAGTCCAAGCAATTTTTAAAAACATTTAACTTTAAATAAAAATGAAAACACCACTGCAAGAGTTCTATAAGTATATGAAACAATATCAATACTTTATAGGTAATGATTTGTTTGATAAATACTATGAGATGCTTGAGAAAGAAAAAGAGGTAATTATTACAGCTCATATTAATGGGCAATCAGAATTTGATACAGGAGCAAGGCGTGAAATAAATGATAAATATGCAGAGCAATACTATAACGAAACATTTAACGCTAAACAATAGAAAGAAATGGTAACAGTAGAAGCATTTAACGACAAAAAGTTAATAAACATCAGAGTGGTCGGCGTTGAAAATGATTTTTACATAACAAAATCCGATTTTGACAAATTTGAAGAAGCAATTGGAGACTATGACAATGATTTGCTTCTTGATGGACATTGGTACAGATTTGCATTAAAACCAATGTACGAAGATGATGGAAGTGGTGCAATGAGGCTAGATTGGTACGATATTACTTCCGTTGTATGGTTACAATGAAACCTTTTAAAACAAAATAGAAATGAAAATAACAGTAGAACATTACGATGAAAAAATAAGTATTGAACTAGAACATAATGACCTTAGTTTAGATGACTTTATGGGGTATATAAACCGCATTGCGTCGGCAATATATGATCCGAAATCAGTAGAAGATTATTGGAAATGAAAGAACAAGATTTAATAGAATTAGGATTTAAAATTAACCATGAAACGGCAGAGTCTAGTGGTTACCCAAATGACTGGCATTATTACACTTATGATTTTAAAGGTGGATTTTCTTTAATCAGTTGTGATAATGAAGAGGCAGAATTTAGCGGTTGGTATGTAAAAATTTTTGACTATAAATGGATAAAATTTAAAACTATTAAAGAAGTAAAACAGTTAATTAATTTAGTAAATAACGCGTTAACGTGAAATTAAAAATAGGCAACTACCACAATTCCTGGGGTATAGGTATAAGTTATATATACTTTAATAATCCGTACCGATTAATTGTACTTCACTTAATATTTTTTTATATTGAGTGGGTTATAACAGATTACCCAAAAGAATTGAAACCAAATGGAAGAATATGACAGAACAAGAAATAGATTTATTAGCTGAAAAAATAGTTGAAAAGCTTTTTAGTAGTGGACATTTTCAAGTTGAAGAATATCCTGCTGCAACAGATGAAGAAATATACGTAGCAGAACTAGCAAGACTTATGACCCTATTGTCAGCGTATGAAGAGACAGAGCAGTACGAGAAAGCTGCTATAATTAAAAATAAAATAGACAGAATACAACATCAATTAGATAGACTATGATTAAACCAATGTTAGCTCACAAGGTTAATGATAATAAAATTGACTTCAGTGAGAAAGTTTTTATACAACCAAAGCTTGATGGTGTTCGTTGTATATTTACTAAGGACGGGGCTTATTCTCGTACTGGTAAAAAGTTTTACAACTTACGTCATATCGAGTTAAGACTTGAAAATTTCTTCAAGTTACACCCTTTTACCGTGCTAGACGGCGAGTTGTATAATCATGCTCTAAGAGACGATTTCGAACAAATCATATCATTAGTAAGAAAACAAAAACCGACTGACGAGGACCGCCGAAACGCACAGCATTTAATACAATATCACGTGTACGACTGCATAGCTGAAGGTCCTGATTACAATGAAAGACTTAACTGGCTAAAGTCACAACGTAAATTATTTAACAACGTAGTTATTCCAGTTGAAACTTTACATGTGTACAGTTATAGAGACGCGACAGAAACGCATAAGTTATTTTTAAAGGAAGGTTATGAAGGTTCTATCTTACGTTTGAATCGTCCTTACGAACAGAAACGTAGTTATAATCTTATGAAGTTCAAAGACTTCAGTGATGATGAAGCTACAATTATAGGTTATGAAGCTGGTAAAGGTAAACGCGCGGGTACGCTTGGTAAATTCTTTATGATAGATGATAAAGGTGTGGAGTTCGGTTGTCCTCCAGGTAAAGGTTTCAATTACAAAGACTTAGCTGATATACTAAATAATGTACATGACTACGTAGGCAAGCGAGCAACCTTTACTTATTTCGAACGAACTAAAGCAGGTAGCTATCGTCACCCGCAATTTAAATGTATACGTGATTATGAGTAAACTTATTTGGAACCTTTATAATACTAATATGATTAGTTATGAAGTTGCTATGATATTATTAGATAAACATTATGAATAATGAATATATTTTATTTAGATAAAGATCCATATAAAGCTGCTAGTTATTTTTATGACAAGCATAAAGTTAAAATGATATTGGAATCCGCTCAAATGCTTTGCACAGCTCATCATGTGTATGGTAATCCTGACGATGTGCCATATAGGCAGGCGCACCTTAACCACCCATCAACGATATGGGCTAGAGAAAGCAGACCAAATTATTTTTGGTTATACGAGCACATGATAGCGTTAGGGCAAGAGTATACTAAAAGATATGGTAAAGTCCATATGACTATAGATAAATGCAAACACGCATTAAGCTTTTGTCCTGACGGTATTACTTCTGAAATATTTACAGAACCACCGCAGTGTATGCCTGATGAATACAAAGTAGAAGGTGATTCAGTATCAGCGTATTGGAATTATTATGAACAAGAAAAACATTTAGTTAGAAATAAAAATGAGCAGAAAATTATACGACCACATGACGCGAGTAAACTATATGAACTTAGCGCATAAGATTAAACAAAGTAGAAAAGCAAAACCAAAACCTAAAAATAATGGGGATAACTAAAGAATTATTTACAAGATTAAGGGAAGAAGAAATTCAAAATGAATTTTTAAAAAACCATATTATATTTTGTACTTTAGAACCACAGGGGACCGTGACAACAGCCCCTAATATAAATAAGTAATAGGCTAATGTCACACGACAGAAATTTAAAGTTTCTTAACGACAACCGCATCGTGTATAGACGATCACCAATTAAAGATAAGCCGGATGAGGTTTATCCTTGGGGTGAAGTATATACTAACGGTACGTACGAGTGCTATGAGTTGTTTCGTACTAAAGCTAAGATAACAACTTATAAATCTCTTAAGTGGCATCTGCTAGTTATATGGTATTTAAATCCACAGCTTGATCAAGATAATTTTGAAAACGTAGCTAGACATATTGTAAACAAGAATAATGGTTTTGTAACGTTTAATGTTTCAGAGCAGTTATTCAACAATATTATCTACGATGTTAGCATGTATGATCTTGAAGCTGCACCCAAAAATAAACTACGTAAAGTTATATTCAAAGATGGTTGTAAATTAACTGTTAATGAAAAACTTAGTATTGTAGGTCAGATCATGGGTAAGGGTAAAGCTGTTGATGAAGAAGCTATATACGAATGTATGATAGAAATAAATGATAATAATGATAAGATAACTATTAGTCGTTTAGCTGAATCATTAAACTGTTCAGAGCGAACAATACACAGAAATATGAGTAACGAACTTAAAAAAGAAAAAGAACTTTTAAACTCACAATTATGAATTATCCAAACCCAGACAAACACTTTTGGGCTAGCGTGACAAAGAGTGTTATAAGAGTAGTAGGCTATTGTCTCATACCTTTTAACTTAGAATTTGCTGTAGGAATATTAATAGCAAGCGAGGTTATAGGTGTATTAGAAGAACTAGTATGAAGAAATATAACGTACAAAACTACGTAAGATTTAAGAACGACTTGAAGCAGTCAATAAATGCTATACACACTAAGCACTTCTTAGACTATACGCGTGATGAATTAATTGTAAAGTTTATTCCACTTGTGGAAAATCTTGCTCGTAAATTTTCAACATCACAACAAGCATCTGGTGTGTTAAGTATAAACGATTTGATTCAAGATGGTTGCGAAGGTCTTATAAAAGCTGTAGATAAGTTAGAGTATAGTACTCTCTCTGATTCAGATGACATAGAAAAAACATTAAAGTCTTTCTTTTCAAAACGCATCAAAGGCGCTATTCGTAGACGTATCGATGCGGCTAGAGGTGATATGCGTATACCAGAACATAAAATGAATGAGATACGTAAAAACCCTAAAGATAAGAAAATGGTTGAAATGTTTTTTAACTCTATGTTTTTATCTATCGATGCTCAGCCTTCAAATGATGAAGGCGAAACGATGATACATCAGATACAAGATAAGTCTGAGCCATATAACATAGCTCTACTTAATATGTATCTAAAAAGCTTATTACAAAAGCATCTAAATGAAAAAGAATATCAGGTGTTACGTTTAAGCTATGGACTAGACTGCGACAAGCATTCAGCTAAACAAATCGCGGATATTTTAGACATTGAAGGTACAAGTAATTATGTGCGTGTAAGTGAGCTAAAAAAGCAAGCAGTGCAGAAATTAATAGACAGCGTTGATCACTCACAAGTGATTGATTATCTATAGGTTAGTATGTAAAACTGTATTTTTATGTGTAATTATATTAATAAGTAAACCCACAAAACCGATATGACTTTAAACGAAAAGTTAGCAACAATTCAAACTAAATTTAAATCTAAAAAATCTAGATTTAATTCGTTCGGCAAATACTACTTCAGATCAGCCGAAGACATTCTCGAAGCAACAAAACCCTATCTATTAGAGTTGGGAGTAACAGTAACCATTAAAGAAAAGCTAGTAAAAGATTTATTTGGTGATAAGCAAGGTTATCCACCTATGATAAAATCTATAGCTACAATTAGTGATGGTGAAAATGCTATAAAAGCAACCGCAATAGTTGGTGTAGATTTAAACCAGAAAGGTATGCAAGTACCTCAACAGTTCGGATCTGCTTCGAGCTACGGTAAGAAATATGCTTTAGGTAATTTATTTCTTATCGACGATACGCAAGACAGCGATGCTACAAATGATCACGGATCAGGTAAAACAGTAAAGCCAACACTTGCAACAAAAACTCAAGCGTTTGAAAAAGCTCTTGAATATGTTAAATCTGGTGGTAAATTAGAAGCTATTAACCAGAAATATAAAATGACGCCAGAGGCAAAGGCTGAATTAAAGTCTGCGTCTCTGCAATAAGAGATGGATAAAAAACAAATAATAAAAAAGTTAAGAAACGATGAAGATTATTACGGAGAGTTTGGTAAGAAATACATTAGTAATTCAGATATACGAGCTCTTCTTAGTAATCCTCTTGCTTTCGGCCAACCCTCTCAACCTTCAGCTGCTTTCTTAGTAGGTGGTTATTTTCACACAGCTATACTTGAGCCAGATAAGCTTAAGAAATACAAAGTGATAAAATCATCTACAAGAAACACGAAGGATTACAAAGAGATGTCAGGCGGTGAGTTGTGCTTACTACAACACGAAGTTGATAAGATCGAATTAATGACTGATAAAGTCTTAAGCAACGAAGTTTGCGAAGGTCTTATACGTGGAGAGAACGTCGAGTATGAAGTGCCTGGCATTGCTGAGATCGGAACCAATATGTGGAAAGGTAAAGCTGATATAATTAATCACGATGAAAAACTTGTGATTGATTTGAAGACTACTAGTGACCTTGATGGTTTTAGATGGTCAGCTAATAAATATAACTACGATAGTCAAGCTTATATCTATGGTAAATTATTTGGATATGAAATGCTGTTTATAGTTATAGATAAAGATACTCACCAAATAGGTATATTCGATTGCTCGCCTGAATTTTATGAGCGTGGCGCTGATAAAGTGCAAAGAGCTAATGCTGCTTATGATTTGTTTTATAAGCAAGAGGACTTCGACCCCTCACAATATTTTATTTCAAAAACCCTTTAAACCCGTAATATGGCTAGAACAAGAAAAGCGCAAACTAAAGTTTGTACAGTAACAGGAATTGAAACCGATGTAAATAATTTTTACGCTAATCAAAATCATGTAAAAGCTGTAGATAATCTTAGACGTAATAGTAATGCGACTAAAGATCAGTTACAGCGTATGTTTAACCAAATTAATTCTTACGTATAATGGCTAGTATTATAGCAACAAGTATTGATCTTACTAAAATCCCAAAGAATAAGATCATTGATGGAAAAAAGGGTAAGTATTTACCTATTACAATAACTTTAAATGATGAGGTAGATCAATTCGGAAACAACGGTCCAGTTATCGTAACACAATCTAAAGAAGAACGTGATGCGAAACAAGATAAAGTATATCTTGGTAATGTGAAAGTTGTATGGACTAATGGCGAGAATGTAGCCGCAGCACCACGTGATGGACAGCCTGCACAAGCAGCACCAGCAATGGCAGCGGCTCCAGCTCCTGAAGACGATCTACCGTTTTAATTTATGCAGACAACAGAGATCAATGGATTCTTGATTGACACGTTCAATCAATATGGTCTAGAAGAAGGTAAAACGCAGGGGATTTGTCCCCTGTGTTCGTCTGATAGACAACCCAAAAACCAGAAAGCAAAATGTGCTTCATACGATTGGGAACGTGGTCTTGGTACTTGTCATAATTGTAATACAACTTTTCAGTTACATAGTTATCAACGTAAAGGTGCTAGTGAAAAGGTTTATGTTAGACCTGAAGAAACTCATTATCCACCAGTTAAAGATAAGGTAACTGAATGGTTTGAAAATCGTGGTATATCACAAAGGACTCTTGACGATCTTAAGGTTAGTCAAGGTCCTGAGTGGATGCCGCAGACTGGTAAGACCGAGAATACCATACAGTTTAATTATTTAATGGGCGATCAACTTATTAATATTAAATACCGAGACGGCAGGAAAAACTTTAAACTATATAAAGGTGCTGAAAAAGTATTTTACAATATTAATAGTATTGTTGGTTATAAAGATTGTATAATTACTGAAGGTGAAATGGATGTACTAGCTTTTCATGAAGCTGGTGTTAAAAACGTAGTATCAGTTCCAAATGGCGCTACACTTACAAATAATAATTTAGATTACTTAGATAATTGTATTGATTATTTCGAAGATAAAGAAAGAATATTACTTGCAGTTGATTCAGATGAAGCTGGACAGATGTTACAGCAAGAGCTTATTCGTAGGCTTGGAGCTGAAGTTTGTTTTCTAATAGACTTTGATGAGTGTAAAGATGCTAATGAATACTTAATTAAATATGGAAAAGACGAGCTGGCAAAGCGTGTTACAAAAGCAAGACCAGTACCACTGGAAAATGTTACAACTTTCAAAGACATCGAAGGCGAGATTACTGACTTCGTTACTAACGGATTCAAGCCGGGATACCAAGTTGGCCTTCCGAATTTTGATGACATATTTTCGACTTATACTGGTCAATTCATTACTGTTACTGGCATTCCGTCCAGCGGTAAGTCAGACTTTGTTGACCAAATGGTGGTTGGCTATAATTCGAACTATGGGTGGAAAACAGCATTTGCTTCGCCAGAAAATGCTCCGACTTATTTACACGCACATAAGTTAATGCGTAAAGTATGGGGTGACATGCCTAATAAATCAGATATTGGTGGTGATAAATGGAAGCAGGTTGCTGAGCATGTAAACGACAATTTCTTTTTTATAGACATGGAACGTTATACCCTTGAATCTGTATTACGTAAAGGTGCTGAACTTGTGAAACGTAAAGGTATTAAGTGTTTGGTTATTGATCCATTTAATAAAGTACGAGATGTTGATGCTAAAACAGAAGACATAAACAGATACACAATGGATTATTTACAGAAGATAGAAATGTTCTGTAAGAAATATGATGTACTTGTTTTTATTGTAGCGCATCCAACTAAAATGTATAAAGATAAAGATGGAAATATCGAAGAGCCGACGATGTATAATATTAAGGGCGGTGGTGAATGGTATGATGCTAGTTATCACGGTTTATTAGTACATCGCAATTACGAAGAGAAAACAGTTAAAGCTAAAGTTCTTAAGGTTAAGTTTCAAAACCTTGGTGAAAACGGTGCTGAAGCACATTTCAAATGGGAACCAAAGTCAGGTTGTTTTCTTCCTCACGTACCTATGGTTACAGATCTTGAGCCAATGCCTTGGGAATAATGGCAGCGGCTTGGAATAAGAAAAAGAACGAATGGAATATGGGTGAGCATAACCCAACAGAAGAGCAAGTAGAAGCTCGACTGTGGTGTATCAAAAATGCTATACACATTTCTCCTCTCGCTAAGGAACCAGGTAAATGGTGGATTGATATAACAATAAACGGAAAAACAAACAGATCTCCTTACGCTTACATAGCAGGCGACATTTGGAAAAAGGTCTACGAATACTACGAATATTATTATGAGAAATATTTTCGAAACAGCAAATGAAGCTTACGAGTATTACCACAATGAGATCATTGTAAATGGTATCTCGTTTGGCGATACTAAAGCTTTATTTAATATTGGTTTTACAATAACAAATCCAAGTGACAAAATAATCACAAATAAAGAACGTGATTGGAATCACAGATATGCGGAAGCTGAATGGAAATGGTATTTATCTGGAAACCCTAGTATTAAGAAACTAGGTGAACTATATGGTAGTATACCACCAATTTGGCAACGTATGGCAGATGATAAAGGTAAAGTTAATTCAAACTACGGTTGGCAATGGAAACGTAAAGACCAATTGCATAACGTAATAGAGTTATTAAAAAAGCAGAAAGACACTAGACAGGCAGCTATAACAATTTATGATGCTAAGGAAATGTGGAAATATGAACATGACACACCTTGTACGTATGCTGTTCAATTTACAGTTGTAAATAATAAACTGTATATGTCAGTCTATATGCGTTCTAATGATCTCTGGTACGGTTTCTGTAATGATCAATATCAATTTGCATCATTACAACAATTAGTTGCAGAAAAGCTATCTATTGAAACAGGTAGTTATTATCATCACGCACACAATTTACACTTATATAACAATAAACTTTAAATGTATTATTTATATCACATACCGGGTAAAAAGATCGGCATTACGCGTGATCTTAATACTCGGGTTACTCTTGTACAAGGTTACAAGGAGGGAGAGTATGAAGTTCTTGAGCAGTCAGACGATATAGATTATATATCAGACCGCGAAATAGAACTTCAACAGTCTTATGGCTATAAGGTTGATAGAAAATTATATAAAAATCTTTTTAATAAAATGCGAATAAATCCAACAGAGCAAACATCAACATTCCCAGTACCCGTTGCTAAACTCAAAGGCAACTTATTGGATAACAAAGGTTTAACATGGCACACTCCACACGGACAATTTGAAATTAATGACCAAACCATACCATGGATCTTGGCTAATGTAAAAACGTCTATGTACGATAATAATCGTTGCTATATTTATAATAAAGCTTTTTACGAAGCGTTCATAGCTGAACCAGCATATGAAAAAACTAAACACGTAAAGAAAAGTAATTGGGATGCAGTCTCAGTGTTTGGTAATATTCGTAATTGGGCTGATAAAAGAGGAATATATGAAAATGGAGATGTTAAAACGCAGTATATCAAACTTATGGAAGAAGTCGGCGAGCTCGCAAAAGCAATTCTCAAAGACGATAAAGATGAGTTCGTTGATGCTATTGGTGATGCCGTTGTGGTACTTACCAATCTTGCCACTTTGGGTGGTTTCGATATTGAACATTGTATTGATAGTGCCTACAGCGAAATCAGCAATAGAACTGGATCTATGGTAAACGGAACATTTGTTAAAGATGAAAATTAAAACTAAAGACGAAATTGTACGCAGAGTGCTTGCTAAAATGGACGAACGTAGTTTAGTTGGTCAGAAAAAGTACGGAGCTACAATGATGGGTGAAATTGAAAACCAGGTCAAGGACTTAAATAGGTTTTTAGTAGATGTTCAAGAAGAACTAATGGATGCATTATTATATATCGAAGCAGCAAAAACTTGTTTGCAAGATGAAATTGAAGAAGCTATGTTAAAACGCATGAACATAATAGGTCAAAATGGAAACGATGGTTTACATTATGATTTAAGTCCATGCGCTAACTATGAGCTTTATAACATGGAAGTTAATGATCAAGAAACCTTATAAAAAAAGAAGCAAAAAACGCGGGCCAGTGCAAGCAAAGAAAATATCATATGATGGTATTAACTTTGCTTCAGGCCTTGAGCGTTATATGTATATGGCTCTTAAAAAAGCAAAAATTAAAGCTAAATACGAGGGAGAAACTTTTGTACTAGTAAACGGTTTTCATTTTGAAAACGAATGTTACGCTAGGCAAGCTAATGGTAAAGGTGGTTTTCAAAACAGAGGAGGTAAACGTATACTACCAATAAAGTATACACCAGATTTTATCGGCGACAACTTTATAATTGAATGTAAAGGTCGCGCTAATGAATCTTTTCCGATGCGTTGGAAACTATTTAAAAAGCTAGTAACAGAACAATTTCCTAATATTACTTTATATAAACCACAAAATCAAGCAGAATGCGACGCGACTATAAAGCTAATTCAAAATCAGGCAAACACTCTTTAAGCATTGCTAAACAAGTAGCAAGACAAAAATATGCCGAACGACAAATTGACAAGTGGGTTAAATGGAGTATAGAAAATAGAGGTAAACTAATATATAAAGAATTAGTAGAAATGCAAACTAAATATGGAATAAAATGTTATGGCTAAATTAATATTAGGTAATTATTTAAAAAAGCCAAAGGTTAGAAGACCTGGTACACACGCTAAAACAAAAACTAGTAATTTAAAACAAAGTAAAAATTATGTCAAAAAATATAGAGGACAAGGAAAGTAAACCAAACTGGACATTATCATTTGGGTTTTACCCTGGTATTTTATTAGGTATTAGAACTTATGAAGAAGATGAGCAAACAGCTTACGTTTTATATCTTCCTTTTATTGACATTGCTCTTGAAGTTTATCACTAATGGGATTGTTTGATGAGCGCGTGGCGTACAAACCGTTTGAATATCCAGATTACTATACCGAAGGTTGGTTGAAACAAGCACAAGCTTTTTGGTTGCACACTGAAATACCAATGCAAGGTGATATTAAGGACTGGAAAGAGAAACTTACACCAGCTGAAAAGAACCTAGTAGGAAATATCTTACTAGGTTTTGCTCAGACCGAGTGTGCTGTTTCAGATTATTGGACACAAAAAGTTGTTAGTTGGTTTCCTAAACATGAAATACAACAAATGGCTATGATGTTTGGATCCCAAGAAACAATACATGCAGTTGCTTATAGTTATTTAAATGAAACACTCGGCCTTGAAGACTTTGAAGCGTTTTTACACGACCCTGCTACTGCTGCACGTTTTGAGAATTTGGTTGCTTATAGTGGGGATAATCCTAAAGGAATTGGGACTAGTCTCGCTATCTTTTCAGCGTTTGCAGAAGGCGTGTCTTTATATTCTGCTTTTGCTGTGTTGTACAGCTTTCAGCTACGGAATCTACTTAAAGGCATCGGACAACAAATGAAATGGAGTGTACGTGATGAATCACTACACAGTAAAATGGGTTGTAAATTATTCAGAGACATGTGCGCTGAGAATAATCAGCTATTAGGTTTGTGTAGAGATGATATTATCAAAGCGGCTGAAACAATGGTAAAGCTAGAAACAGCTTACATTAAAAAGATGTTTGAAGCTGGTGATATTGAAGGCATTAGCGCAAATGATTTAATACATTTTATAAAAAAGAGAGCAAATGAAAAACTCGTTGAACTCGGTTACCTCGATCTTGGATCGTATTTCCCATTTGACAAAGACGCAGCAAGTAATCTTGATTGGTTCTATCATCTTACCGGGGGGCACACTCATACTGATTTTTTCGCGATTCGGCCGACGGATTATTCGAAAGCTGGTGAAGGAGAGGATTTCGAAGACATTTGGTAAACTTATAACTGAAAAAGAAATGAGAGATGATTTATTTGGTAGATAATTTTTTACCAGCTAATTTATATAACGAACTTGTAACATATTGTGATAAGTTCAAAGAAGTTAAAACACCTGGTAAATCTTTCTGGATTAAAGAAGTTCCAAAAGAGCTAACTGATTATATCGTTGAATCACTAGAGAATTTTGAAGGACGTAAAATAAACTGTATACTTAGTTTTTTACGTGAAGCAAAAGAAGGTCAAGATAACGACTGGAGAATACATAATGATACTGTAATAGAAGGTCAACAACCTGATAGAGCTATAGTATTATTTTTAAAGTCAAGTGAAGACAATATTCACGGTACAGCTTTTTGGGAGCACAACGATTATGGTTATACATATAGTAGTAGTGATGTTAAAGAGTTTAATCGGATGCTTGAAGAAGATGCTAACGACAGAAGTAAATGGAAATTAAATTCAGTTATAGGTTATAGAGATAATAGACTATTGTCGTATCCTTCTGAATATTTTCACAGTAAGTATCCAAATGAATATAAAGATCAAAGAATAGTATTAGTAATGTTTTATAAATATGCAAGGACAGAAACAAAGTAGAGTTGATAATCTTGAAAAACGTATGGCAGCAGCTGTTAAAGTTATTCAAGCGTTAATAAATGAAACAGAAAATTTAAAGACCATGGTATTTGGTCAGCAAGAGTTGTTGAAACAGTTTAAAGAATATAATAAAGCTTTAGAAAAATTAAAGAATATAAATGAGGAAATGCAACAAGTGTCAGAAGGAGAAGCCAAATTGGAAGTTCCGGAATGACAAAAAAAAGACTTGCAAAAAATGTGAGTTTAGACTTAAACAAAGAATACTTAGATCTTTAGTACATAATAGAAGATTAACACCTGTTGAAAGAATAGCAAATAGATTAGGATATATGGGTTCGGCATTTATGATGACGAGCCCTCATCTTCTACCAGAGCCAATAGGTATTAAAACATATATACTAGCTGGGCTGTTATCATTGCCTCAAGTAATTGTAGCAAAACAGTGGAACTTAGTGTTGGTAAATTTAAATGTAGCAATAGCATATACAATTTTATTTTTTAAATAATGAAGAAAGCAACAGACATAATTTTAAGATTATATAAATCAGAATATATAACACAAGATGAAGTTCATATTTTGTTGGATGGTATTTGGGATAGAAATTATCTTTACAATCCCCCAGTGTTGGATCCATATAAACCAAGTCAGGCTTATAAACCAGAATATAAACAATGGAATATAACAAGTAATAGCGATAATACAAATGTGGAATAATGAATGGAAAAAAGGCGTTGATTACCCAACCTGGGGTGACACAGACGTATACAAGAAGACTATATCCGGGGGATATTTATTATCAGGTGAATCACCAAGAGACGCATACCAACGAGTCGCAACAACAGTTGCAAGAAGATTATTTAAACCAGAATTAAGTGAAACGTTTTTTAACTATATTTGGAATGGTTGGTTAAACTTAGCATCACCAGTATTATCAAATACAGGAACTGATCGTGGATTACCTATAAGCTGTTTTGGTATCGATGTAGGTGATAGTATCGCTGAAATTGGTAATAAAAACTTAGAGATGATGCTGCTAGCTAAACACGGTGGGGGAGTTGGTATTGGCATTAATATGATACGTCCTGCCGGAGCTAAAATAACAGGTAATGGAACATCAGACGGAGTTGTCCCTTTTTGTAAAATATATGACTCAACAATTCTTGCAACTAACCAAGGTTCTGTTAGAAGAGGAGCAGCAAGTGTTAACATCAACATTGAACATGATGATTTTGAAGAGTGGCTTGAAATTAGAGAACCTAAAGGAGATGTCAATAGACAATCGCTTAACCTTCATCAGTGCGCAGTTGTGGGCGACAAATTTATGCGTAAGCTTGAACAAGGAGATGCAGACGCTAGGAATAGATGGAGTAAACTTCTTAGAAAACGAAAGTCAACTGGAGAGCCGTATATTTTGTTTAAGGGAAATACTAATAAAGCGAATCCAGCAGCTTACAAAGACAATGCGCTAAAAGTACATATGACTAATATATGTAGTGAGATTACACTACATACAGATGAGTCTCATAGTTTTGTTTGTTGTTTATCATCAGTTAATTTAGCTAAATATGAAGAGTGGAAAAATACTAACCTTATTTACGATGCCATTTGGTTTCTTGATGGAGTTCTTGAAGAGTTTATCCAGAAAGCTAAAGGGCTTAAAGGATTTGAGAACTCTATTCGTTCTGCAGAAAAAGGTAGAGCGTTGGGTCTGGGCGTTTTGGGGTGGCATACGTATCTACAGCAAAACGGTATCCCTTTCGAAGGGTTACAAGCACAGTTTGAAACTAGACGTATATTTTCACAAATCAAAATCGAAAGCGAACGTGCGAGTAGAGCACTTGCTGAAGTCTATGGGGAGCCTCTTTGGTGCCGCGGTACTGGCTTTAGGAATACTCATCTTAGGGCTATTGCTCCTACTGTTAGTAATAGCAAGCTTGCTGGTAACGTTAGTCCTGGCATTGAGCCTTGGGCCGCTAATGTTTTCACGGAACAAAGTGCGAAGGGTACGTTCATTAGGAAAAACAAAGAGCTAATAAAAGTTTTACGTAAAATTGGTATTAATACTGATGAAACGTGGAATAAGATATTAGAAGACGGTGGAAGTATACAAGGTATTGATGAGCTTGATAACTGGGGATTTGTAGATCGTAGACTTACAAATATAAATGAGCAAACGGTAGATCTTGAATTGAAAGGAGTTGATATGGTTAAAGACGTATTTAAAACGTTTAAAGAAATTAATCAACTTGAGTTAGTTAATCAGGCTGGTATACGTCAGCAATATGTTGATCAATCAGTTTCATTAAACTTAGCTTTTCCAAATGAGGCTTCACCTAAATGGATTAACCAAGTTCATTTAGACGCATGGAAAAAAGGGGTTAAAACTTTATATTATATGAGGACTGAATCAGTATTACGTGGAGACATTGCCGCAAAGGCTATGGATCCTGACTGTATTGCTTGTGACGGATAGTGCAATATATAACACTTTTGTTATAAATGTAGGCGTATACGTTTACAAATTACATTAAAAGTGCAATATATAGCATTACAAATAAAAAAAAGGGGGCTACTTTCGTAGCTCCCTTTCTTTATTAGGAACGATTGGGTATGGTACGCCCAGTTTTTATTTGTTCCTTATTGTTTTCTTATTAATAGTTCTTTGACTTTTTCTTTGCATTATCTTAATATAGTCAGTCGTTAATTTTTTTTTGATAATGATTTCAATGTCATCATTAGTATAATACTTCTGTACTACATTAATTATTGGATTATCTTCAGATGAAGTTAACCAACTAGATTCTTTAGTTATATCTTTTGTGTATACTACTTTTGTGCTACCGCAACTAATAAATAGCGCGGTGACTGTAGCAATAATTATTTTCCGCATGGTTCTCCTGTTTTAACGTTGATCCAATTTTCTTTTTCAAACCAGTCACGTAACGTAGCTCCTTTCTTGCGAGTGCCTTTTATATTTGACTTACTTGATCTTCTGTATTTACCTGACTTAGCAGCTGACTCCTTAGCTCTAATAACTTTTTCTTTTTCAGCCTTGCTCATTGATCTTACCTTTGAAGCAGGTAAACAAACCTTTTTAGTTCCACCACCTTTTACTTTAGATTTTTTTTGGAACGGTGAGTTTTGCGTATACATTATTTTTTCTTTTTACCCATTTTGCTGGGTCCACCAGCTCTAGTACATCTAACACCCCAACCTGAAGCGTATGCTGATGGCCACACTTTAAATTTCTTTTTTGCCGCAGCTTTGCACGGTGCGCTTATTTTTTCATATAACGGTGATCCCATGTCTTTGTTTTTAAATTATGCTATACACACTTTTTCCTCCTTCTTTACTAGCTTTCAAGCAACGTCTACGATTTTCATCTGCAGATACGTAACTCACGTGCACCCAATCAGGGTTTTCATCAGATCCAAATTCCCAAATCAATTGATCAAAGTCTAAATTGTTTTTAATGTAATTGTACATTTCTGCATTAGTCTTATGACCATACACGTCGTCAATATCAATCGCACGACCTTCACAATGTTGCGACTTTGAACTTCCACCAATTGCTTTGTTAAGCTCTACACTTCTAAAAAATGAATTAATTTTTATTGGACCACCAACCCACTCGCGTAATGGTTCAAACACGTTTTCAGCAACACCAACCATGTTTGTTAGTTGATAATCATTTGGCATGTTTTCTATACCTTTTCTTTTAGCTGTGTATGATTCAATTGCCTCTCGCAAGCTGATATGCTTGCTTATCCCTTCTGATCGCATCCTCTATTTCTTTTACAGTTAAATTTAATTTAAGACTTATTCCAGCTCTCCAAAACATAGCCACTTTACCATCTCTAAACAGTATAACAACTGGTACAGCTGAAATATCTTTTTTAAGGTTTTCGTGTTGATCTTCTAAATCCCCTTTTATAACTTTATATCCTAAAATCTGAAAAGGCAAATCAACGTCATTTCTTGCGTTCCAATGCGCGTTAATATGAGCTATAGTATATTCTTGAGAATAAGATATTGATGCAATTAATAATAATATTAAAGTGATTAAAGCTTTCATTTTAATTTTTCTTTTCGATTATCTCATATAATTTCTCATCTATCTTATCCAGCTTTTTACTGTTCTCTTCAACTTTTTCTTGAGTATTCATAATTGTCTCGCGAATAAGTTGATCCTTAAGATCGTACTCAGTTCTACTAATAGCGGGTTTTGGAAGTTCTTTAGCAATCTCAATATCTGCTTTCAATGTAAAATACATAGCGGCAAGTGATATTGCTCCAGCTATAACCATACCAATGGTCTTCAGATCCAATGTTACCTGAGTTTCTTCTCCTAATTTTGTGGCCATAATTTATCTTGTAATTGTTCTTCTTTTTACTGTTTTTCTTCTCGTTGTTTTAGGTTTCGGCTTTTTGGCTTTTTCTTTTTCTTCTTCTTCTATACCTATTTGCCAGTCTTGCCAACCACCTAGTAATGCTAAGCGTTCCCAAGTTTCAAGATCGCTTTCAGTAGATTGAATAACATTGTTTACTTTTTTAATTGCTCTATCAAGCGGTATGTTTGTTGTAGCGGCAATTACATTAGCACCAGCTAGATATGCTGGATTATCTAAACTCAAACCTTTTTCCATCATCTCGTCTTTATCCCATTGATAAGCTCTAGCAGCTTGATTTATCTTAGATAATTTAGATGATACAGGAGGTGATATTTTTGTAAGTTCATACCCAACTTTTTCAAGTTTAGGTTGATCTTTTTCCATTTCACGCATGATACGTAATATAGCGTTTTTACCAACAGATATAGCAGCTCCACCAAGACCAGTACCGCGCAATACTGAATCAGCCATACCATTAGCTACGTCAACATATTTTTCTACTTTCTCTTCTTCTTCTGGTTCTTCATCACCAAAAGCAAAAGCAAATAAACCTTGTTGTAAAGCGTTAAATATAAGGTTTTGTGCTGTTGCGTAATAAATAATCTTACTTATATGTGTCTTAGCGTCTCCTCGGCCAGCTACAAGATCTCTAACGGCTTTATCCATTATTCTAGTATACTGTGCTGGAGTATTGCTATAAGCTAATATAGGACGTCCTAATGGACCAGCTTGTTGTTGTGATATAAGATCAGGTCTACTTGATTGCTGAGATATTTCAGCTGTATCTCTAAAGTCTTCAAACGCCTTTGCTTCAGCTTCAGCTTGGGATAAACCTTGTTTCTTGTATGTATTAATTCTGTTACGATAGAACGTAGCTCCACCAGATGCAATAGCAAAACTATCTGCCATTTGCGTAGGTGTAAAACCAAATTGTAATATCTTACCAACAACAGCTTTTGGACCACCCTTCTTTGCCATGTCAGCAATATCAGATTCTGTTACGTCCATACGTAAACCACCTCTTCTTGATTTTAAGAAATCTGAATTAAACAGATACATAAAATCTTTCCAGTATTGTGGTTGATTAGCAAATGCTTTACCAGCTTTGTATGGATTGTTATCTGAGAAGTTAACAAAGTTAGTTGCAGATAACGTTTGAAGTACGGCTGATCTGGTATTTAAGAACATTGTTACACCAATACTACCATTTAACCAATCAGTAAATCTAGCAGTGAGCGAATCGTCAGAGTAATTCTTATTACGTCCAGTCTTCATACGGCGTAAACTATTTTCAATAGCTTTTCTATATTTCTTACCGTATATAGCTTCTAATTTGTTTAGGTTTTTCTCAGAGAAAACAATATCAGCATTAGCTTGCCACTCTTGCAAGTATTCAGCACGTCTACCAGTATTTAAACCTTCTAAAAGATCTGTTGTGATAGTTCCGCCTAACCAACCTTCACCAGGTTTAGCGTATTCTCTACCTTTTTGTATTGCTATTAGTTGATCTGCAAATACTTGCAGCTCTGAATTATCTATTACATGCTTTGTAAGATCTTTAAGATCTGTTTTGCTAATACCAGGTATTTCCATACCTTGTTTATTCCAAATATAGACTCTTACAGCTTGCTCATTAGTAAATACTTCACCAGGTATTTTTTTACGTAAGTTTTTTGGTACAATACCTAAGCCTTTCTTTAAAGCTTTATAATCATTAGCCATTGCTACTCTAGCTCTATCGAGATTAGTCATAGCTCTAGAAAATGGTTTGAATAAAGTTTCTTCGTACCATTGTAACTGCTGCTCACCTTTCTTACCTTTACTAAGCGTAGAGTACAATAAACCTGCAAAGTCTTGAGCAGAGTAAGGTATAAATCTAGGTAGCCTAAGTTTTTTACCAACAACTTCAGCTTTAGCTTTACTATATTCTTTTTCAGCCGCAATACCAGATTTATCTTCTAGTATTTTATTGAACTCAGCATCTATATTTTTAGAGAATTTAACTTTAGCTTGTTGTACTTTTGATTTAACATCAAACACACTTAAAGCATCTTTAACAGCTTTAACATTTTTAATAGCGTCATCAGCAAAATAAAAGTCATTATAACCTTCAGCAGCTTTACTAGTAATCCATCTACCTTTTGCAGCAGCTGTACCATCACCTAGACCAATAATATTCTCTTGCTTGAACTCTATACCGTTAGCTTTCATAAACTCGTATATAGGTCCAGCCGCATCAGCAGGTCTAGCGGTTAGTATATAAAGATCTTCATTACCTCTTGCTTCGTTAATCTTTTTAGCAACTTCAAACAAAGGTCCTTTCTTACCTTCAATTACTTTACTAAATTCAGAGAAATCAAACTCAGCGCCTTGAGCTTGTAATTCCGCAGCTCTTTCAGCAAACTGTGTAGCGTTTAGTTTGCCAGTAGTACCATCAGGCATCTCATAAATAACTTGGCTTTTAGATCTTGCTAATGTGTCATCGAAATCAAACACTCTAATCTTTTTAATTGGAGCATCTATTTTTCTAGCGTTATCCATAGCCTTGTCTATGTTAGACATAACAGGTAATACACTTGGATTTGATTTACTTAGTTTTACTTTTTGTGTAGATACTAAAGTATTGTTATTTTTTTCAGCAGCTTTTTGCTCTGATTTATTCATTTCAACAGAAACCTTATGACCAGCGCTATTTATTCCGTAAGTTTCAAAAACAGTTTTACCGTTAGATAAAACTATATTATTAGGATCAATACCGAAATCATTTGTTGCTACATTTATATTGAAATATCTAGCCCAAATATTATCTGTAACTTTCCAACCTTCTGGTGTCATAGCTGTATAGTTAAAAGGCTTACCATCTGGTTTTTTACCTTTTAATTTTTTATCATCAATTTTACCTAAAGCTCCTTGGAAATAATTATTCTGTATATTTTTAAAATCAGCGTCTACAGTTCCGTTTATAGCTGCCTTAAATAAATACTTAGCAACTAAACTAGCTGGCATAGTATGTTCTTCTACTATACCACCTTCTAAGTTTTTAGAATAAAATTTAATTGGAGCAGACGTTCTAACAAAATGACCCATACCTTGGCTAGTGCTTCCAAGTAACGCTATAATGTATTTAGCGTTTTGATTATCTTCTTGGATCATTGTTTCAAATGTTTTGAATATCTTTTTCAAACCATTTAATTTAGCATCTTGCTCTTTTTTAAATTTATCGCTATTAAATTCGTTTAAAAAATTTTTACTTATATTACCTTGAGCACCTCCAGTAACGTAAGTTTTTCTAGTTACAGCACTAGCAATATCTAAATCTTCGTTAGCAAAAGCTGCATTTTCTAAAGCTGTGTTTATATCATCTATACTTGTAAAGAAAAAACCTCTTTTAGCAGCAGATATACCAGCATTTGCTAAAGTACCTTGTGTAAAAAATGATTTTGGTAGCCTTGGAGCTAATTCATTAACAACCCAATCACGCATCTCTTGTACATTTTCAGGGTTTTTAGAATCTATAAAATCTAAACCTAGTTTTTTAGATATAAATTTCCAAACTTTATTTTCAGCAGCTAATTCTTCTGCTGTTTTTTCAAACGTTTGGTTTTCTATAAACTCATTTGTTTCCTTTTTTTGAGATTGTGAAAACTTAGCACCAGCTCTCAATCTTTCCGCTTTAACAGGTATAAGGTTTTCAAGCATGCGGTTACGTATATGAAGACCCATTAAGCCTCTAATGGTTTGACCTACTTTATCCCTGTAAATTGGTTTTGTAGGTTTTTCTTTGATAAGATCTATATAGTCTTTTAAAGTACCAGTTAACTGACCGTCGGTATACATAACGTTAAGTACATTGTTTGGAATAAACGTACCTTTACCAAAGTCATCTTTAGTTTTTGGAAGTCTAGCGTAGTCAGCTGAAGCGTTGTCAACTAAAAATTGTTTTGCTCTAGTTAAACCTTCAGCATCATATTTCTGATAGTTTCTCTTTTTATCTACAAAAGTTTGTGGATTAATACCAAACGCTTCACCGTATATCTCAGCTACAGACTCAGGTATATTTCTAGTTTCACCAAATCTAGTAATCTCTTGATCTTTAAAAGCGTCTTGAGTAGCTTTAGTTATTTTATCTTCTAACTGAGCTTTACTTTCAACTTTAGCATTGTTTAAAATAGTATTAGAATACTGAGTGCTTTCACTTGGTTTTCTAACTTCTCTTTTAGGTTTAGTTTCTACTTCCGTAACAGCTTCTTCCGTAACAACGCCTTTGGCTTCAGTAACGTCTTCAACAAACTCTTCTCCAAGAACTCTTTTAGAAGCTTCAATAGCTCTAGCTGGTAAATATTTATTTATATAAGCAGCAAGTGGAACGCCAGAGTCTGGATTATATTCTCTAATTAAATCGAACAAACCTCTATCTCCAGTCTCTATTTCATCTGTAAGTAATTGACGGTCAAAACCAGGAGCTTCACGTCTTTTATCTACTAACTTACTTACTATTGGTTTAAATTGTTCTATAATATCAAAAGCCCCAGCTTCACCTTGTTCTTCGTATATCTGCTGTACTTTTTGAGAAGCTTCTTCAGATCTTGATTCTTTTACGATTTGCTCATCTGATTTAACTTTAGCTTCTTCAACTAATTTACCTTTAACACCTTTGGCAGCAGCTTCTACTTGAGCTAAACTAAGGTCTCCTTTTTCTATGCTTTTGTTATAATCTTTTATAAAGTTATAAACATCACGGCCAGTATTAAATTTAATTTTAACACCAAATCTTTGTAGTGTTCTACGAACTCTATCACCAAGCTTAGTAAATACGTTTTCTTCAAACTTTATATCGCCAGTAGCTAAAGCATCTGAAAATAAAGTAAGTGCTTCTTCCATTTGAATATCAACGTCCTGATCAGCGTAACGCTCCATTCTTTTTTTGAAGTTACTATCAGCTATTTTAGCAGCATCTATTTTATTTAATTCGTTTAATAGAGCATTTCCAAGACTTATAGCATTTTCAGGATTATCTTTTACTGTTTTATACAATATAACATGACCAAGTTCGTGACCGGCAATGTTCATAGCTTTTTCCCGAGCAGCAACCTCTCTATTTATAATAATAGTTTGTTTACCTGTTTCAGGATTTTGTATAACAAAACCTTGTTGCTCTGAAGCTTTAGCGTCTAAATCTTTATCTAAACCTTGTTCTTTTAAGAAATTATCTATTTCTTCTTTGTTGGCAAAATCTTGAAAATCTAAGTCACTAACATATTTACCAGCTTCTTTAGCTTTTCTTATATTGTTTACTAATATCTCACCCTCGTTTCTAATATCATAAATCTCTTGTTGAGCTCTATTTCTAGCTTGCTCAATAGATTTAACCATTATATCTTTTTCCTCTTTAGAGAAATCTTGCGAGGCGTTTACTTCGTTTATTCTGCTAACTGACTCGGTTAAAAATTCAGAGTTTTCAGCTATTTTATTTATTTGATCTTCAGAAAGAGCAGAAACTAGAACATCATTTTCATCAAATTGATTTTTTAAATTTGATATTATTTCCTGTTGAGAAGTGTTTATGGTTTCTAATTCTTGTACTGTTATATTATTTCTAGACTTAGCTTTTTCTAATGTAGTTAATTCATTTAAACTGTTTTGTATTCTTTGATTCTCTGTGGTTGTCCTAACAGCGTGGCTAGCGGTTAAGTATTTACCACCAACGCTAGCACCAAGTGCACCAAACATACCTTTAAAGCCTTGCTCTAACCCTTCTTTAGACATCATAAACTTGCCGGCAGCTAAACCAGCTTCGTCTAAATCCATGCCCTTAGCAAGATTAGTGTTAACCTCACCTATACCACCTTGAAACCACTCTTGAAAAAAGTTAGTACCTACAACAGAAAGTAAGTCATACATCTGCTTCTTGCTTGAAGTTGGCAAAGAGTTTATATAATTACCAATACCTTTTATTCTAGCTTTTTCAGATAACAACTCAATACCTGCTAAACCAGCTGGAACAACATACTCAGCTTGACCAGTGTTGAAAAGTTCTTCGACGCTAATACCAAGTTCATTAGCTTTAGTATCGTTAAAGTTTTTTATAGAATTACTAAATATTCTAACACCTAATCCAACTGGTGTTGAAACAACAGATGTAAGAAGAGATCCAACACCATCTAAACCAGCAGCAATACCACCACCAATTTTATTTAAAACACCTTCTTTTTTTCCAACGTTGTAAAAAGCTTGTGTCGGTAGCATCATAGAGTTTGATTCGTCTATTTTAGCCATAGCGTTACCCATGCCAACTAGGTTTTCTTTGTAAACTTTGTCAGCATACTCTTTACCAAACATATTAGCATTGAAATCATAACCTGTTGTGCCTGCAAAATGATATAAATATTCAGCTTGGCTACCCAACGATCTTAATCCTTCCAAACCATTTATTAAAGTTGCAAAAGTAGCTTGGCCAAAAGATAAATCTTCTTCTCCAGCAGCTACTCTAGCAGCTCTCTCTTGCTTTTGTTTTCTAAACTCCATTTCACCAGCGGATATTCTTTGAGTCTCTTCAAACTCTGTTATTGGTGAAATCTCTCCTTCTTTAGCTTTTTGAACTGCTATTTCTTCTTGCGTTGGCTCTTGTAGTCCAGTTACTTGAAGCATTAATTTTCTAGCGGCTTCATTTTCTTCTTGCTGTTGTTTTTCTTTATACTGTTCAGCTGTTAATACAACTTCAGGTAGCATAACAGGAGCAAGCATACCTTCCTTAGGTTCAGCTAAAACTATAGAACCTTTTTCAGCATACTCTACACCCTCTCTTGTTTTTACATACTTACCTTTTTCAACGAACTTTGATGGTGGCACCAAGAAAGATTCTTCCGAGTTTGATTCCGTACTCTCGGGTGCTTGCCCGGTTTCCGACACCGCAGGCGCACCCGTTTCCACAGTGTCGTTTGTCTTTCCCTTTACTGGTGGATCAGTTGGGTCAGTTGAAGTTTGCTCTAAGCCATATTCATTAACGTATTCGTCTACAGTTAAATTTTTGTCTTTAGCAGCTTGAGTTACTTCATCTAATGTATATTCAAAACCTTCGTATCTATACATAATTTAATTTTTATTTACTAAGGTAATCTTTTTTTACGTCTTTCTTCTATAAGATTTCCTATTTCAGTTATAACTTTATCAGTAGTTGTATCTTTTCCGTATACACCTTCTTGAGATAGTCTAGCCAAAGCGTAGACGTCATCTTTTCTGTTCATGTTAAAAACGTCTTCATTTTTAGTTCCTGGATATAAAGTTATAATCACATCTCCTTTATCATTTTTAGATTCCTGAACTTGATCATTTTTAAATATACCACTTAAATATGACAATCTTCTTTTTGGGTTTAATATTTCATTTAAAGTAGTTTTCGCTCTATCTTCTATTTCTTTAGCTGTTTTTTCAGCTTGAGTAGGTTCTTTGGGCTCGCTATCTTTAATCTGCTTTTCTATTTGACTAGTGACATCAGTAGCTTTTTCTTTGTAATAAATATGTGTAGGTACTTTCAAACCATTGTAATCAGTTTCTAAATCTATTTCAATACCATTTTTTCTATAAAAATTAATATCTTCTTGTGTGACTACTCTAGACTTATAATCAGCACCATATAGTCTATCTAAATCTTTTTGTTTTATAAGATCAGTAACGTAAGCTTTTTGACTAGCTGGATCTGCATTTAAAAACTTTTCTTTAGCTGCAGCACTAGAATCAGGTAGAGGTAAATTGTACTGCATGTATTTCCATATTTGATCCTCTGGCATATTCATAAAACCATCTACCTTAGCTTTAATAGCGTCGTTATAAACGCGATCATTCCAAAGCATGTCTGGATCAAAGTGAGTTTCTTCTATTTGAACTGTTTTAAGACCTCTCTTCTGAGGAGCTCTAACAATTGTTTCTTCTATTAAACCTTTTTTAGTTGGGTTGTTTTGATCATCTATATATTGTGAAGCTCTTAAAGCTTCGTTAGTATCCATATCAAACTCGTTAAGGTTTGTTAATAAAGAACCTCCTTCAGCAAACTTATCAACGTTTCTTTTCCATTCAAAACTTGCATCTGAATCTTTAAGTTCAGGATACATGGTTTTCATACGTTTCCATAGATCGCTATTAGTATCAAAGCTAGCAGATATACTCATGATGTTATCATAAGTACCATTGTCATTTGCAACTCTACTAAAGTTTTTATTAACTTTAACGCCTTCAGCGTCTCTATTTAATAAAGCGTTAGAAGCAACCATGTTTTGAAACTCTTCTATACCTGTACCAGCAAAATCAAATTTAGTACCAATAGTATAAGGTGATTGATCTTCCAGTGGTTTTAAACCAGCTATAACAGCACCTGCGGCTTCTAACGTTTGTCTTTGAAATTGTTGCGAGTTACTTACGATCATAGAGTAAGCAGCTCTTTGATCTGAAGTTAAGTTTGGATTTAGCGCTAATTCAGTTTGAGCATCTATAGCACCTATCTTGTAATCAACACCTTTGTATTTAAACAACTCACCAGTGGTCATTTGATCTATAGCAGTACCTTTAAATTGCTCTAAAAGACTTTTATCTTTTATACCAGAAGCAGCCGCTGTTTCGTCATATTGCTTTAAAAATTGTTGCAAAGCTTTATTGCTATATAGTTGTTTAGCTTGCAATTGTTTTTGTACAGCAGCTTTAGCTTCTCTCTGACGATCTCTGTATTTAGTAAAAGCTGACAAAAAGTTTTCACCAGCTTTTTGAAAACCTTCAACCATAAACTCTGCAGAGCGATCTAAAATTATTTGTGGGTTTCTATAACTCATCTTTATATTTTATTTATTTTTTATCCACCAGGTTTAAAACCACCACCAGCGGCCGCACCAGCTATACTACCAAGACTACTAGCAACACCACCCCAAGCAGCAGCTTTAGCTTGGTTAGCTGCGGCAGCCTGCGCTCTAGCAGCATCTTCTTTACCAGCGGCTCTGTCAAGATCAGCATTAAGTCTATTTTCTTTTTGAGCAAACACAAAAGCTTTACCTTCAGCCTCAGCAGCTTGAACCCTTTGTCCTTCAGATATTTTAATACCTTGAATTCTTTGTTGTTCAGCCATTTTAAGCTGTTGCATTTGTTGTTCGCCTTGAGCTTTTAGTTTTTCGTTTTGAGCTTCCTGTTGTTCAATATTAGCTGAAATACCTTGTTTAGATTTTAAAGCCGCTTGAGCAAGGGCTGTAGCTCCACCAGCAGCTGCACCTGTAGCTCTCAATGTATCTAAGGTATTAGCTAATGCTATATCAGCTTCTTCAGCTTGCATTTCTGCAGCTTGAGTTGCTACACCAAGCTGAGCGTATGGGTTTCTAATCTGACCAGATAAGTCTTGTGCCATACTGCTAAGATCTTTTACTCCAGCGTAAGGATTTATAACTGCCTGCCTTTGTGATTTAAGCGCCTCTACTTCGGCTGCGGCAGCATTAGCTCTATTGTTTGCCCCCTTAGCCGCTTGCTTTGCTTGGTTAGCCGCTACAGCTCCACCTACGACGCTGGTAACTGCTGCTGCCCCAGCTACTATTGCTGATACTGCTGCCATATTAATTTATTCTTTTAGTTATTTCATGGGACGTGCCTTTATCGACAGTCCAACCTAGTTTTTTATGAGTTTCTATTAAAGATTTTGATCTACCTATAGTAAACATGTAATTAACTCCATTAGCTTTACAAACATTTTCAGCTGCAACTATAAGAAGCTCTATAGCGTCTTTTCTGTCAGCTTCTTTATATTTTGGGTTAGATACAACCCACTCAAACAAAGCTCCTTTAGAGTTAGTATAATATATGAATCCTGCAACTATAGGTGTATCTTCTTTGTAAACCATAAGTCCACCAGTTCCGTTGTCAGGTAAAAAGTCTCTAGGTGGGTTAACCCAATCAGGCCAAGCTTCCCACCACGAACATAATGTCTCCCAGTCTTCTTCTTGAAGACGACGTATATTTAATTCCATTTAATTTAATATGATGACTCTACGTACTCTGATGATACCGCAAATAATTCCTTGCCTCCACCAGCGTTTGTTGTAGCGTCTGTTTGTATTTGTGCTGTTAAGAAAAATCCTTTAACACCAGTCATTGAGTTTCCAAAAACAACCTCTTGTTCTCTTACAGGTGTTCCGTTTACTATATTAGCAAAATATTTATTTTCTTTTCTATTAAATCCAGCATGACTTATAGGTTGCGTTAATGATGCTGGGTATACATTACCATAATTATCGTAAGCACCTTCATTATAGCTGTATATTCTATTACCTATATCAAAAATAGGTTCTGTAAATCCTCTACCAGTATCTTTAGTTGTCAAAGATGTAATTTCCCAACCGTTAGAACCTTCATAGTTAATTGTCTTAAATACTTTGGACATGCTAACATTTGGATTTAATATAAATGTTATATTAGAATTAACAATACCTATATCGTAAAAATCTCCTCTGTCAACATTATTAGAATAATGTATATATAGTTTACCATTTACAAAACTAAAGAACTTATTTCTAATACTACCCATTAAAGTAGGTTTAAAACTTAAGAAACTAGTCCAACCGTTTATAGACTCATCAAAATATAAGGTTTTAAAGCTATCAAGATACAAATAGTTGTTCTCGTAGGTTGTATTCCAAGTATTTGAGTTTTGTATAGATACCGTATATGTTTTGTTGTGTATATCGTAAGCACCAACTATACCAGTTATAACACCGTTATTGAACTCGTCTCTAAACCAGTCTTTCATACCGTAGTTAGAGATTTCAGTTATACCGTCCATAGATAATCTAAGAACAGCGTTACGCCTTGTGTCTGTAAAGTATTTTTGATAACCGTAAACAGCAAAGCTTTCTGGGTTGTTACTAATACCAAATTCACCAGCATAAGGAACTATCTGGCCTATAACAACGTTTGACGAAGTTACAGTACCTCCACCTTCAGCAGAGTAGATAGCGTCTTTATCTATAAGTGCTCTACTAACTTTATTCTCTTGAAACACTGTTAGGTTTGTATCTTCAGCATATAACTTCTGTATACTACCATAGCCAGGGTCCACGCTTTTCGTTATAGCATCA